TTTAAGAAGATTGTTGACGGGCGGATAAAGTGTGGTAAGATGATTATAGTTCGTTGACAATAGTAGATACAATTTTTTATGGATGTGTAACTCAACTGGATCAGAGTATTCGGCTCTTACCCGAAAGGTTGTGGGTTCAAATCCCACCGCATCCACCATCTTCAGCTAACACTGAACAGTTAGTAGTTAAATCTTTTGTGTAAAGACACATTAAACTAACTGCCAATTTAGTAATGGGTAACTGACCCCATAAGTGACTGCCGACCGGTACATTCGGTAAAACACAGAGACGGCGTGGAGAGCACAGCACCAATTTAGAAGTTCGACGGCAATTCGCTCCGATAGTGGTAGAGGATGAACTCTCGCACCACGATGAATGACAGAGGGAAAGAACCCACCAATTTCAATGGGATTCAAGCTTTAACGGTGAAGCAACTGGCTTTTAACCAGTAGAACACGGATCGTTACCGTGGAGTCCTACCATTTTAGTTATTTGACAAAGCTAGTCAAAAAGGTTTGTATTGGGTCGCTCCTGATACTTTTTCCTTGAAGATAGATACGAATGTAGTTTAAGAGAAGAACGCCCGCCATAAAAAGAAAGCGGGAGATTTAAGGTGCGACTCCTTAACGAATGTAGAACACATTTTATCGTGAAATCCTTTCAAAAATCCAATTTACTGGGGGGGTATGGTGTAACTGGTTAACATCGCACACTGTCACTGTGCAGACTTGCTCGGTTCGAATCCGGCTACCCTCGCCATTTTAATTGTCTCTTAGCTCAATAGCAGAGCAATCGACTGATAATCGATAGACGACGGAGCGTTACCGTCAGAGACAACCAATTTTATGCACTCGTAGCTCAATTGGATAGAGCAACTCGTTTCTACCGAGAAGGTTGCAGGTTCAAGTCCTGCCGGGTGCACCAACTTTTGATTGTGATATAAATTTTTGTTCAAGTGTATAATAACAACTATTTATATGGACATATGAAGAAAAAACTTTTTGAAAATATCGGCGACAACATGTTTAAACTCAGAAAAAATCTGAATGAAAGCGTGTTTGATACAACATTGACCATCACCAATCCTGAAACTGATGTTGAAGAAGAGGTTGATGTTACTGTAACATACACATATTATCCAGCATCCCGTGGTGCACGTGAACGTGGAACGGGTCTTCAATTGGAGCCAGATGAAGATGCGTCAATTGAGATTGAAAGTGTAAAAGATTCAACTGGCAAAGAGATTGATCTATCCGATTCTGATTTGGAACAGTTACAGAACGATATTTTTGATCGTGTGGCGGATTCTTACAATGATCAGGATGAGTATGAACCAGATCAATATGATGAAGCAAAAGTGGAAGGATATCGAATTACTCCACAGGAAAAGAAGTTGATTGCAAAAAATCTAGAAGTATTTCCTGAATTGAAAGGTTTGAAGAAACTTGAAAGTTTTAAGAGCACACTTGGATTGATTTCCAAAGCGTTGGATGCTGCAGGATTTGAACTTGATATGGTTACTGGCGATATTCTTCTAGGTCAAAAAGGAACAAGATTGTTGACTTTTTCCAAGAAGGGTGGAGAAAGTGTTGGTAACAGCAGAATAAATTTCACGTGGGAAAATCTTTCGGGTGACCAATTTAACCCACGATACGAAGTAATTGCATACGTGAGTTAACTATGATCGATCAATGCTGTCGTAGCTCAATTGGATAGAGCAGATGACTACGAATCATCAGGTTAGAGGTTCGACTCCTCTCGACAGCACCATTTTTAGAAATGACACACTATGTATATGAGTGTTTGGTGTTAACCGCACTTTTTATCGTTTCGTGTGTGTGAGTAGTTGGCGAAGGAGAACGAACTGGCAGATCAACTAGCACCAAACATTTTGCTCGTATAGCTAAACGGATAAAGCAACTCGGTCCTAACGAGGAGATTGTAGGTTCGATTCCTACTATGAGCACCAATTTTTGTTGACATTTTAAAAAAGTGTGATAGGATATAGACAGTTAGTTAACAACGGGTGTGTAACTCAATTGGATAGAGTGCGAGTCTTCGAAACTCGAAGTTGCAGGTTCGAATCCTGCCATGCCCACCATTTTTGAACACAAGGCGAATATTTGTCGCTAAGACGACTGGAAAACGTATCCAGCTAACTGCCGAGTGAAGTATCCACGGTGCGACTCTGAATCGTAACTGGCTCTAAGAATTGATACTGTGTTGGTATAAATAATCCAACTGTGTTCAAATAATTGCCTTATTAGTATAAGTAGTTTATTATGCAAGTTCGGTAAACTTGAGAATCCAGTGCAAGTCTGGAATAAGGCTCCATATTTTTAATCAAAATGGTGTATGTAGCATAATTGGTTAATGCCCTAGATTGTGAGTCTAGCAGATGCGAGTTCGAATCTCGTCGTACACCCCAATTTCGCCTCATAAACATAGATAGCTTGATGTGTTAGTTTCGTAAACTAAAGAGGACAGTGCAAGTCTGTCATGAGGCTCCAGTTTAAGATTGACACTTGGCGTAATAGAAACGCAGTCGGTTCTGACCCGAAAGATTGTAGGTGCAAGTCCTACAGTGTCAGCCAATTTAACGCACCGTTGGTCGAGTGGCCCAAGGCAAGAGTCTGCAAAACTCTAAAATCGTTGGTTCGAATCCAACACGGTGCTCCAATTTTTGATGATCGGTTCTATGAACAATATCTCAATCGGTTTGTTCACAAAAACTAACGAACTTCTAGTTTAACGATCATCTATATATTCAAAAAGTTATGGCAATTATATCAGATAGATATCAACAGTTATATACCTTGGGTGGAAAAATCGTAGATGTATCTAGATTTGAACGTAATTTATCATGTAATGAATTGGGTGTCAAATATGGATGGGAAGCCACAATGGCGTGGAGTAATTTGATTCACGATGATCTAAACAGTGTTGGACCTGGAATAAGCGAGGGTGATATTTGCGTTGATTTGGGTGCAAACATTGGTATGGCTGCATTAAATGCAGAACGAAGAAAAGCAGGAAAGATATACTGTGTAGAACCCGATGTTGATTGTTATGAGGCTCTATTGAGAAATAAATCATCAAATTGGATTGTTGACAACGTTGCAATCTCACAATCAGAAGGATCAATTGATGTCAATCAGTGGCCATATGCAAATACACGAAAGGTACGGTGTATTACATTTGATCAATACGTTGCACAACACAATTTTGATCGAATTGATTTTCTAAAAGTTGATATTGAAGGACATGAAAAAACTGTGTTCAATAACGTAAGTAACACATCGTGGGATAAGATACAAAAAATGGCAATTGAATATCATGAAGATCAAACCATTACCGAACAACAGAGAACTGCTGAACGGTTTAACTTTGCTGCAAAACTATCTGAAAATGGATTTTACTATGTAACTGTACTATCCAGACCATTTCAATCCATGATATACGCATGGAAATAGAGTTTCATTGAGTTGACCCACAAGAATTTTTAAAATTTCCAGAGTCAATCTTATGTATTGCCCTAGTTATAGGGCATGTTTGATTGTGTAGTTGAAGTCAAGCCAAAGTCCGCTCGTTATATTGTTTCAAAAGAAACAATCGAATCATTGACTTCAACTCCAGAAATATTTAGCATCGATGAATATGTTCAGCTCAAATGGAAAGTGTTTTTTGGTACTGAAGTTTCCAATGATGATCATCAATTGTTGGTTAACTATTTGACGTTGTTTAGATTGACGGATCAAACTATAGAATCTGCATTTTCTTTTATCAAGAGCAACCCTAAACTTTTGGAATACAAGAAAGTCCAAGTTGGTGAAGGAGAGTTTGCTTTGTATTTGTTGTTTCGAGATTCGGTGAGAATTGACAAGGGCGATCTTAAGTTCAACAATACACGATACGAAGTCAAACGTATTAAGGATGCCAATGAGGCAATTAGATTTGGCACAAACGTAAACATTGAAACGATCAACAATTTTAGATACGTTACTTTTGGTCTTAAAAGGTTTTTCAATTATTGTAGTTACAGTAAACATGAAAGCGTTGTTAAGATAAAAAGGATGTATGATGATGTTATTGGAGATTCGGATGCATCTGTTTCCAAAGTCAAGTTAAACGAATTTTATGCGTTCTTTTCTAACATCTACCAGTTGGCAAAAGAACCAAAATCCTCAGAGTTGAGTCAATTATTTTCGGATGTTAAACGGGTGGTAGAACCATTCATAACTCAGTATCCAGACGCAAATGTGTTTGGATTACAGGTTACAAAAGAATTGATTGAAATGTATCGAAACGAAAATACTCAGATACTTATCATCGACGAAAAGAATGATTTTCGAGTTAATCCAGAGATGGTTTTTCATTCAGTGAATCAGTATGTTCGACCACAAATGACGTTGGTAAACAACTTTTCTGTTGACAGCAACCTAGTTGTGGTGTAGGATAAATCCACAATCAAGTTCGTATATCAACAACGAACGAGTCAAAAAAAGATTCAAAAAGTTGTTGACACAACCGAGATACGGTGGTAAGATGTACGAACGATAAGATTTGGATGGAGTTGATACTGTAGATCAACTTAAAAGAGTGACTAGGAACCGAATCCATCAAATGTTCTTTGTAAGTGTAGTAAAAAGATTTGGGAGGCTTGACTCCCTTAAGATAGTGAGTAGCAATACTCATGAAAGAGGATGTCCCCTAACGGACCCTCGCCTAGGTAACTAGGACACTCAAGCAACTGACAAAGTCTGTGACTTTCATCCAAAAGGTGGAAGTATGTCTGAAGCTGGATCAATAAATGATGACTGAGGGTAACACTGTAAGTTGTCTACTAACGATACCGACGAGCACTATTGATTCCCAAGTGGAACAGTCAAGAATAAGATTTAAGCCAAAGATACGGGTGTGAGACCGCAATCAAATGCTCGTATGTAGATTGATAGAGAGTGGACATGGGCAACTGAGTACACAATCTTGAAAATCGGTGAAGTATCCGCAAGAGAAACGCATGTGGCGTGTCGCATATTGTATCCCAAAAGGATATGAAACGACAAACAACGCACGTCACTGTTAGGTGCATGATAGCTCAACAGTAGAGCAATAGCCTTGTACGCTATGTGTTGTCGGTGCAAATCCGATTCATATATTAAAACGCAAAGTCGTTGTTTGTCTAAGATGAAAGTGACTTAACTCTGTGGCCGAAAGGTAACACAGACAACGAAATGTCCGCAAGACACTAGTTGTTGATTGGAGTCTGAACGGAGTCCGCAAGACTTAACTGCTCGCAAGGCAGACGGATGGATGAAGGTTGAATAGTCTTAGATTAAGGTTGAAAAGCCACAACCCTAAAAAGGCAGTCATGTTGAATACGGTTATAGGCCGCAAGGTCGTGATCGTGGATAAGTTGGGAAGCCTGTCCGCAAGATGGGTATAATACAACCGAAGGTCAACAGTGAAGGCGGTAATCTCACGCCAAACACTTTTAAACAAGATTTTATGATTACAACTATTTATGTGGCAATAGGAGTGATAGTATACGCCGTCTTTGTTGTGATGGTGGGTAGATTTTGTGGTTTGTCAAATCGTGACAATGATGTTCTTTAAAATGGTCCGTTCGTCTATCGGCTAGGACACCGCCCTTTCACGGCAGTAAGAGGGGTTCGATTCCCCTACGGACTACCAATTTGATTGAAAAATCAAAACGCTCAGCAGGAACTTTCCGGTTGCCACTGTGGGCGCTAAAGAAACCGGTGGTGGAGGGTATATAACCAAAACACCCCTAGAGTTGGAAGTCTCTTAAAAACTTCTTGGTTGCGGGGATGAGTCATGGTATCCTAATCGTCCGACTGGATTAGGATTCAATAAAAAAACAGTCGGGCCAATTTTTTGTTCTTTTACAATTGCGGGTTAGAGTAACGGTAACTCGTCAGTTTCATAAGCTGAAGCTGGAGGTTCAATTCCTTCACCCGCAACCAATTTTTGATTAGCCAACAAAGATATAAATCGGAGATACAAAGAAGGCATTCTTTGTGGACGAAATATAGAACGTAACATATGGATGTTGGGGTTAACCTAATCACTGTTTTTTTGAAAATTTATGGACTGCGGGATGTCAGAAGTCCGGTATCTGGCCACGCTCATAACGTGGTGCCTTAGTGCCTCGGGGGTTCAAATCCCTCTCCCGCTACCAATTTTAATAATAGCCTCGTAATTTAATGGTAGAATGCAGAGCTTATACCTCTGATATGCTCTAGATTTGAGCGCAGTCTCGGTTCGAATCCGGGCGAGGCTACCATTTTTTAATCCTAGTAGATGCATTCAAGAATCTTAGTATGAAACAAAAACAAGTACATTACATTAATAGGTTCAGACGACAAATGTTTTTGACAGAGTTGATTCTATATGTTATAGTAATTTCCTTAATATACGGTGGAGTAACTCAATTTATTAAAAACGTTTATCCTGACCAACAACCAACAAAAACACTTAATTCAATATGAAATATTTGATTGCATTTTTAATTGCCGTTTCATCTTTAACTGTCTTGGCAGGCGACGAACATCGTGACGAACATCGTGACGAATATCGTGATGATAAATATGAACATTGTATTGTTCCTGAAACAAGCACATATGCTTCTGGAGTGTTTGTTTTGGCCACTGTAGGTTATGTTTTTATTCATAATCGTAAGAAGACAAAATAATTTTGACTGTGTAATGGAATTAGACATACGGATGATGGGTAGCACGAAGTACGTTACTTGGAGTGGTTTCCAAGTGTAGTTGAATCAAATTGTGTCCATCAGACGGGTGCTAGATATAGCTTAACCAGCCTTGAAACTAGTTGTGGGTGATCCAATCCCACCACGGTCTACAATTTAATGGGTATGTGTCTACTTGGAGTAGTAGCGGAATATAACAGGTCACTTTATATCCGCATTGAAAGTTCGAATCTTTCAATACCCGCAGATTTTTAGTTGTTCTTTTGAATTTTAATGGGTATGTGATGGAATGGCAGACATACAGCACTCAAAATGCTGCGCCGAAAGGCGTGGGGGTTCGACTCCCTCCATACCCACCAATTTAATGCCAGAGATTAAGTTCTCTGGCATTTTTTGTGCACCTATATATCTCTGACATGAATACAAACAATGAGTTTACATTTGTAATAACAGGTAAGTATGATTACACCCACACATCAATGCTTTCCGAACTTAAAAAACACGGAAGGATAATTCTATCTACGTATAAATGTGACGTTACAAAAATAAAGCCGGAACATTACGACTTGTATGACTGCATAGTATTGAGTTGTGACACAGAAATCGTACAACTGAAAAACAATCCGTATTACCTGAGCAGCGCATATCAATCGTTACAAATACATAGAGGTATGCTTTTATCTAATTCGATGTACAGTGTCAGAATTAGAACGGACATGTCAATTTCAAACATACAGTATCTTGTTGATAAGATAAAAAATGGAGATCCAGAAAAGTTGTATGGTAGCAACATAAGTTGGGTTATAGATAGACCGTATCATATCGGAGATCATATAGTTGGTGGAAAAACTGTAAACCTTCAAAAGACATACAAAGAAATGTATGATGCAAATATTAGCGGAGAATTTATGTACGAAGGAATTGATCGATACCATTCTTCCGAAGTCAACATTTTTGCATCGTTTCTAAAAACAAAGAATCTGACGATGTACAATCCTGAGAAATCGCCGGTGGAGTGGTTTTGGAGATTCTATTATTCTTACGGGGAGTTTAGATTTCCAATGAATGATTCCAGATACAATGAAATGTTAATTGAGAATTTTGAGGTCATTGACTTCAGAAATCTCGAACCGTTTTTTATCAATGGCAATCCGATGTCGATATCAGATTTTCAAAAAAACAGTTTGCTTCCATGTCATTCTTCAATAGATAAATATACTACAAACAATTTGGTTATGATAACCTCCTAAAAATGATTGATGTTATAAAAAGAAACACACTATGTATTGTTTCCAATTAAAATCATTGACAATATCATGGTTTTGAGATAAAGTTATGACTCACTAATGTTCGATTCGGATTTTTTCTGACCGGTCGAACGACAATGAATTCGACGAGTGTCGATGGATTTGGTAAACCTAAAATAAAGAAAAAATTAAATATGAAGAAACTACTAGTATTGTGGGCAGCTCTTATTGCTGTCGTCTCTATCAACGCAGCTGATGTTGCTAATATCTCCGTTGATGCCGGCTATAACAACCATTACATTGTAAACGGAGTATCCCGTGCTGACAATACCCCAGCTTTGACAGTTGGTGCTATCAAGTCATTTGGCGTTGGAGATGTGTATCTCGGCGGTACACTGTTGCCAAACAGCGGACTCGACCAGAGTCACTGGGTGCTTGGTGCAGGCAAGAGTGTTGAACTTAACAAGGACTTCTCAATTCGTTTGACCGGCGATGTCACTCGTCACCAAAGCGGTATTGCGGGAATTCCTAACTCTACTGAGTTTGGGACCAAGCTCGCTTTGGCCAATCCATACGTGACGCCATATGTTCGTGGTGCATTCGACATTGATTTGCATCAGAACGGTGTGTTTGTCGGTGCATATCGCACACAGAAGTTGTTCTATGGAGTTACCGTAACTCCAGCAGTCGAGTATGGTTATGTCAACAACTATGAAACGCTTCAGGTTAAGGGTACGTTGGCTCGTTCCTTTGTTACTCGTATTGGTACGGTGACTCCTTATGCTGAAGTTGGTTGGTTTGATAACGACTTCAAGACGAAGGACTACAACTTTGCTACCCGTGAGTTCGCCGGTACGGTTGTATATTCTGCCGGAGTTAAGTTCACGTTCTAATTGAACTAAAAATCAGTTGACATAAACCGGCACCAATGTTACAGTTGGTGCCGGTTAATCATTTATATACACAAAATATGGCGCACTTCGTTAAACTAAACGTATTGGATCCGGGTCACGATGGAACCGAGAATACAACCAATCGAAAATACATTCCTAACCTTATCAATCTTGATATGGTAATCAACATTGAACCATCGGTGGTTCACAGTTTGATCTTCACAAAAAACAATCTACAGCATCCAATTCGCGTCAAAGAGAGTCTTGATGAGATTTTATCGTTGAGTAGAAATTGTCATGAAAAAGGAAAGTTGAACGGATAAACATCGCCGCCTACGGGCGGTTTTTTTGTTATGATATCAATAGACAAAATTTATGTGTTGAATCTTCAACGACGTTTAGATCGACGACTGCACATACAGAATGAGTTTACAAAATCAAATCGGTTGAATAACTCATACAAGATTTTTACTGCGGTAGATGGAAACCTAATTGACTCAAATGGTTCACATGACATCATCACAACTGATGCTTTTAATAGGATTCACAATCCGCCAAAAAACGAATACGGCATACATTTTAACACAGGATCTCTTGCCATATTATACAGTTACATGAAGTTGTGTAGTGAGGCTGAGACAAACCAACACACCTATTTGATCTTTGAAGATGACATAACCATATCCGATACGTTTGATTCAGATCTTCAATTGATTCAAAATGAATTGCCAGAAGATTTTGATTTATGTTACCTTGGATATTGTGTTGGATCAAATTGTAGGTTTGAACCATATACCGACAATTTGGTTATACCAAAAGGACAACTGAATTGTCTATACGGATTTCTATTATCACCGATTGGTGCAAAAAAGATTATGCATATGAAACCGTTTGAATATCAAATCGATACACAGCTATATTTGAATTTCAACAATATGAAGGTGTTTTGTGCCAAGAACAAACTAGTTAATTGTAATCTGGAATTTTCTTCAGATGGTCAAATATGAACAAAGACTCGAAAATTTATATCGCCGGACATCGTGGTATGGTTGGATCGTCAATTTGGAGAACATTGATAAACAATGGATACACAAATTTGTCGGGTGTCACAAGTCAAGATCTTGATCTTAGAGATCAAAGCAAAGTAGAAAAGTTTTTTGACACAGTTCAACCAGAGTATGTTTTTGTAGCTGCTGCTACTGTTGGTGGAATTATTGCCAACAGTACAAAACAGGCAGAATTCATATACAACAACTTGCAGATTCAAAATAATCTTATTCACATGAGTTACACTCACAACGTGAAAAAGTTGTTGTTTCTTGGAAGCAGTTGTATCTATCCTAAATTCGCTCCACAGCCGATTAAAGAGGAACATCTACTCACAGGACTGCTTGAACCAACAAACGATGCCTATGCCATCGCAAAGATCGCAGGCATCAAGATGTGTCAGTCATACAAACATCAGTATGGAAGCAACTACATTTCTGCCATGCCTTGTAATTTGTACGGTGACAACGACAACTTTGATTTGACGAGTTCACATGTGTTGCCAGCATTGATTCGTAAGTTTCATGAAGCTAAAATAAACAACAAACCGGAGGTGGTTTGTTGGGGAACTGGATCTCCGTTGAGAGAGTTTCTTTACGTGGATGATTTGGCAGATGCTTGTTTGTTTTTAATGAACAACTATGATGGTTCACTTCACATCAATGTTGGGTATGGATCTGATTTGTCTATACGAGAAGCAGTTTATTTGGTCAAAGACGTGGTGGGATATGAAGGTGAAGTTGTGTGGGATACAGCAAAGCCAGATGGAACTCCTCGTAAGCTAATGGACTCGTCCAGAATTTGTTCTATGGGATGGAAGCCAAAAACAAATTTGAAGGACGGTCTTGAAAAAACATATAGTTGGTTCAAAAATAATGTACGTTTTTAATTTTTCGTGATATGTATTGTCGTATGAACATTCAGTTGTCGTCATCCAGTTTGGTCTCAGCACTTCTAAGTGCTGCCCCACAACCTAGCCTCGGCTAGACGGATCGACGGTTGAAGGTAAGTTTCAAAACCGTTGGTCTAAAAACCAACGGTTTTTTCTTTTTCATAGTTCCTTGACAATTTGAAATTTGGTGTTAGTATGTATGAACAACTGAGATGCGTGGGTAGCTTAGTGGCCAAAGTAGCACGTTTACACCGTGCCTATCGGGGGTTCGAGTCCCTCCCCACGTACCATTTTTAACAAAAGAAAATATGTCTGATTACAACTTGAAGAATGATGTTGACAACGAGGTACAGTTCGAGTACCTTAGAAACAGGATGATGTTGGAGAGGTTTCCAACGTATAGTTACTACATGGCAATCAAGAAGGTTGCTGACAGTATCTTCCCTGAACCTGAGAATAAGTATTTGAAGTTGTTGAATGTAGAGTAACAGTATTATCGGAGTGTAGCTCAACTTGGCTAGAGCGCTTGCTTTGGGAGCAAGAAGTTGCAGGTTCAAATCCTGTCACTCCGACCATTTTAATCGGTCACAAGTGTTACGGTAGCACGTGTGCTTTGGGAGCATAGAGAGTCAGTTCAATTCTGACGTGGCCGACCAATTTTTGATCTTTGATATGGTGACGTAGACCAACTGGAAGGAGTCACGGGGTTGAGAACTCCGGTAGTGCAGGTTCGAATCCTGTCGTCGCCACCAAATCGGCATGTGATGTAATAGAAGCCATGCGAGTCTTAGAAGCTCGTCCCGAAAGGGGTGTAGGTGCAAGTCCTATCATGCCGACCAAATTTTTAATGGCTACGTAGACCAATTGGGAGGAGTCGTCTATCTCAAAAATAGAATAGTGCTGGTTCGAATCCAGTCGTAGCTACCAAGTTTAGATAACGGGTGTATGGTTTGGAATTAGTATACACGGCTCACTTAAAACGAGCTGCCGAAAGGCATGGGGGTGCAAGTCCCTCTACACCCACCAAATTTTACGGGCTGGCATGTTCTAAGGGAGCGAGACTGCTTTGCAAGCAATCTGTTGTGAGTTCGATTCTCACCTGGTCCACCAATTTTGCTAGTTTAGACGTATTCACCATATGGTGAACGAGGGGCGAAAACCCTGCTTAGACGCATTCAAATTTATTTGAATGGTAAGACGGCTTTAAACGGTAGAAAATTTAGTTTGTAGTTGACATCAACACGTTTGTGTTTATACTACATATAGTTCTTTCAAAATGGAGAGGTGGCTGAGTGGTCTAAGGCGACGGTCTTGAAAACCGTAGGGGTGAAAGCCTCCGGGGGTTCGAATCCCTCTCTCTCCTCCAATTTAATACAACTCTACTTGACTTAGAGCCGAGGACTGATAAAATCGTCCCTTGAAGAAATCGGAGATGTCAAATATTTTACGGTGAGGTGTCTGAGTGGTCTAAAGAGACAGTTTGCTAAACTGTTGTGGACTAAAAAACCACCGAGGGTTCGAATCCCTCCCTCACCGCCAATTTAGAACTGGGGATTTGCATAATGGTAGTGCGGGGGCCTTTGAAGCCCTTTGTAGGGGTTCGATTCCCTTATCCCCTGCCAATTTTTATCGGAGTGTAATGTCAAAAGTAGACGGCCTGTTTTGGAGACAGGAGGTTGAGATTGCGAAATTCTCCACTCCGACCACTTTCATCAATATGTATTGTTGAACATATGAAAACAATTCTAGCAACAATCGTATTGACACTTGCATTGAATGCATTTGGCGCAGACAACGTAACCAAAAAACTCACCATTGAAAAGTATCGCAAGCAATACAGTTCGCTTGTGGTAAAATGGGAGAAAACAAATGACGTTACAAAACGCAAAGTCATAGAAAAACAAATGGATACGTTGAAAGCAGAGAATCTGCATTTGTTTGCAAAGCAATAGTTTATCAAACACTGACTGAAATTTTGACATAAGCGATCCTACGCTGGGATAATATCCTAGAGGAAGTTCGATGCTGCACAGCAGATGATTGGGAGAGGGCATTGTAAACCGAGTCCAAATCGGCTAAGACCACTTCATTGTGATAGTCCCCCTCGTTAACACCACAAATTAGCAGTAATCCTAAAGTGTCCGAGTGTAGTGCTGCACGTTATCAGGACAAGGTTGGAGCAGTCATCTTTAATGGATGACCAATAGAGATATTGAGATAAATGTAGGAATAGAACAGAACATCGGCTACGGCTGTGTCAAATTAATTTATGGATTACCAAAGATTACATATTGTACCGAAGGGATGGGGATTTGAAAAGTGGATTGTCAACAATGAAAAGTATTGTGGCAAGATTCTTTATCTTGTGAAGGATCGAAAGTGTAGTTGGCACTATCACAAAATTAAGGATGAAACATTTTATGTCCAAAGTGGAAAGATTATATTGTATTATGGTTGGCACGATGATATTAATAAGTCTACATCTGTTGCATTAAACAAGGGTGACCATTTTCATATTCCAATTGGACTGAAACATCAAATGTATGCAATTGAAGACACTGAGTTGTTTGAATTCAGTACACAACATTTTGATGAAGATAGTATTCGACTCCAAAAAGGAGATTAAAAATTTGATCGTTGGTGTATAGAATTAATGCACGATACCCGTGGGAGGGTATAAGAGACTGAAGTTGGTGGGATAGACTGGTGAACAGTGGATCATGTCCTGTTCAATACTAGGAACGTTTTTCGTGAAATCCCCATATATTCGCAAGTCACGGTCATCCAATTGAAAACACAAACACCCGATAGGAGGATTCCGTAAGGGTTTGGGCGCATGTGCCGCATTGCTTTTTAGCGTATAATAGCACGGTTTGTGTTTTTTTCAATTTTTTATCACTATGTATTGGTGATATTAAATGGGCCAGTAGCTCATCTGGTAGAGCGTCTGCTTTGCAAGCAGAATGTGGCAGGTTCGAGTCCTGTCTGGTCCACCAAATTTTAATAATGCGGGTATGATGTAGTGGTAGCCTTCGACCTTGCCAAGGTTGATGTGTGGGTTCGATTCCCACTACCCGCTCCAAATTTGTTAGATATTAATTCAGACATTTCTTTCTGAATATTACTCAACATAAACATATGTATTCGATATAGGATACATAATATGCTTGTAAATCATAAACATAAAGCGGTGTGGTGGTTGCCGCCTCGTACAGCCAGTAGATCGATGTCTTACATTTTGGAATACTACGATTTTTACAACGCTGCAAGTCAATGTCACATCAAAGAGCAAGGAACTCATGAGATAGGAATACCGGCGGGGTGTGACGATTATTTGGTGATATGTAATGTACGTAATCCATATTCACACGTTTTATCTGTTTGGCATTGGAGGAATTTTGACATCGATGAAAACAATAATATCATCATACGTCAGACTTTTCCAGAATGGGTATCAGGTATGACAGGAATGGGTGAATTTTCTCCAATTCTAACATACAAAAAACAACCAGACATCTATGTTAGGATTGAAAATTATATGGAAGATCTTGCCAAAATTCCTTTTGTGGATTTAAAAGATCCGAATGTTCAATCTATAATTCAAAATCAACTTGTTCAAAATAGTTACACTGAAAGTGGAGGTTCTGGACCCGAGTTTATTCTGAGAAGGAATAAAAACAATCCAACGTTAAGTGATTGGCAGAGTTATTATACTCAAAAAGAGATTGACATTGTTGCTCATTTCTATCATGATGCATTTATGAAATTCGGATACGATCCTAAATCGATCTGATACTTATAGTTGTTCTTTCAAAATTTGGGCGTGTACTGGTCTCGATTCAAAGATTAGTTCATGTTAGGCACGCAGAGGATGAACGGTCGGCCTCTTTAATCATCTGTTCAAAAAATAAATGCTAAGAAAAGCAAAGTAATCAGCTACGACTTCACTTCTAAGAGAGAAGACGTTGCACTACTCGCAGCTTAAGTTGCTGCACATCCAATACAACGATGTCTGATAATTGTGTTGGGTGTACTCTATCAGGCTTGATGACATATAGTTTGGATATGTTGTTGAAACTTACAAACATAAACAATCATAAGTTTGGGATTTTAGATTATGGTTGTTGTGCGGTCAAAAAATTCATAAGCGTGTAGTCTGATGTAGAATATATTTTTGAAGACGCGGGTTCGAATCCCGCCACGTCCACCAATTTTTTTCCGACAGTTTAGTTACACATACCAATAGTTATTACATAGAAAGGTTATACATTAAAATGGTTACAATATCTAAATCAGAAGCAGAAAAGAAAGTTTACGAACTTACTGAAAAGTTGATCTTCACTAAGAAAGATTTTAAGGATATCTCCGCTGGATATAAAGAGAAGATAAAAGATTTGGAGAATGAGATTAAAGCAGTTGTAGAAGAAGCTGAAGCAATTTCTCCAACCATCAAAAATCCAGTTGAAGAAGAAGATGTTTGACAGACGATGACTCAATAAATTGCCCTTAGTATGGATACATGGGCGCACTCGACATAAAAGTAGAAACTTGAATTGTTTCGAAACTTGAGTAAGGCGGTCTACGCCGTGAGGTAGACTTGGGGTTAACTTCCCCTCAGAATAGAAGTGAGGAGTAGTCTGTAAGTTAAACCACAAATGAAAGTTTGTGGTTTTTCTTTGCGCTGATATAGTTAACTGTAACATCGTTATGCCCAAAAATAAAATCAAAATCGTATTTAACATCATGGTGAAGAATGAAGCCAAAGTCATTATTCCTATGCTTGAAACCGTGTACAAATACATTGACTATTGGGTTATTCAAGACAACGGATCTACAGATGGAACTCAACAGTTGATTACTAGTTTTTTCAAAGAGAAGAACATTCCTGGGTTTCTGTATTATACTCCGTGGGTTAGCCATGGTCACAATAGAAACGATGCAACTCAAACGTGTTTGAAATCGGATCATGGATGTGATTATATTCTCCGAGTTGATGCTGATGAACGACTTGAAGTGGACGACGATTTTGATTGGGACCAACTGTTTAATTGTGATGAATGGTATGTTCATTCAAAAACGAGTTTTGGTGACACATCTGTATATAGACCTTGGATTTTGAATGCTAAAATTGACTGGGAGTTTGTTCCAAGCAGAGCACATGAATTGATTCGACGTAAATCTAGAGAGAAGTGGAAACTTGGATATCTGTCAAAAAATCTAAGAATCATCATGGTAGAAGGAAGTCATAGTTCTACTAATCCTTTGAAGTTCTATGTGGACGCTAAAGAACTTGAACATCAATTGATTCTAACTCCTATCAAAGATAGAAACGACCCTGACTTTTCCTATGATGCTTATTATGTTTGGTATCTTGCAAAGTCTTATTATGACTTTCTCGAAAACTACCGATCATCGGACCACAAATTTGCCAATATGAAAATGATGTTTGGCGACGATCACATAAAAGAAATAGCACGCAGAAGCATTTTCTACTACAGAAAATATTTAGAATTAACAATGGGAATAAGAGATGATACCAACTTATCAATAATGTATGAATCTATTCCCACAACTTTGGGATACACAAACGAAATGGCGTATGTTGCTTTTTGTTACATGGGTGAACTTATACTTAGATGTTACGACGATAAGAAAGACGGAATTCAATATTTGATAAATAGTTATCGGATTGACCACACCAGAAACGAAGGACTTTTGTGTTTATGTAGATATTACGTTGAAAAACAGGATCATAAAATGACGTATTTATACTCATTGTTGTCCATACAAAACAATCATGTTGATGTTGAAAAACAACGAGAGTTTTTCTTAAACAAATGTGCATATCCCGACACAAACTATGAACCTTTGTATTATCATTATACATCAGCTATGTATTTGAAAAAATATGATGAATCAAAAAAATCTTGTCGTCGATTGTTAGATAGTGTAGATTTGATTCCTGCGAATATGCTCGATCAGATAAACAGTGACTATAACAAGTTGTGCGAGCTAACAGTTAAATGAAAAAAATCAAAAAACAAAAAGAACGTCTGGATGATATCAAAGCCAAGATTATTGATCCGGCGGACGACGCCAAAAAAGTAAAGAAGAAATCGAAGAAGATTACTGAGTCAGATGAATCAAATAGGTATTACAAAAGTATACCTAAGATCATTGGTACAAATGGAACCATTTTTGAGGTGTTTATTAATGTTGACAAAACCAACGTAGTAAACGAAATCACTCCAAAAGGCACACGTGTGTTGGTCGCAAAATACCCAGACTTTTACAAACTATACTTGTACAAAACTCATAGAGTTGGAGACCCATGCTTTCCAAATGGAGGAGTTACAATATACAATACGGTGTATGAAATGATGCAGTGTTTTCACTATGAAAGCGTTGTTGTTCATCCAGAAGGAGGATCTTATAGATTTACAGACATATGAAACCCACTGAAATATCTTATTACACAAAATGTGAATGTAGTTGTCATACCCTTGAGATTGAAAGATACAAGTACGACAATGTGGATAAAGGATTTAACTTAACCATATGGGCACGTGAGGGACATCAGAGGGTTATGAATTGGAAAGAGAGATTTAGGTGGATAAAACATATACTTATACATGGTCATCTTTGGGCAGACACAGTAATCATTACAGATGAAAAAGCCAAAGATCTTTGCAAATTTGTACAAGAACAATTGAATTCAGACTAATTATAGATATATGAAAATTGTAGTAAATCGATCAAAAGGTACTAAAGAAAATAGAGATAGTAAATGTGGATACAAACTTTCAAAAGAAGCATGTGATATGCTTGGTGTAACAGAGCCATATAGTTTCTACAATCAAGAAGAACGCACAAACCAAAAGCTAATTGAAGTCATTGAATTTCTTCAGGAACGAGCTAATGGTGATACAGCAGATTTGCGTGTTGTTGAAGTTCCAGATACTCTTGAATCCGTAGATGAGAACGGACATAGAGTTAGACATTGGCATTTGTCTGAAACGGCGGGATTTGAAGTCATAAGAGAAAACCACAGATTTTGGTGAATAAACCATTGACATCATATGTCGATGTGATATACTTGAAAATGTAGATCGAAGTGTGTAAACAACAATAAACAAAGAGTACAGTTATGTCTGATACTAAAACTAAAAAGTATGTAGTTGTCCGTAGCGGACTTCGTGTTTCTGATCAGGAGTATGATACTCCGGTCGAAGCGAACACTGAAGTGCAACATTGGAAGTCACTTATTCAACGATGGCCGGATGGTTCGACCATTGAAGTTGTTGAGAAGGATGAAAAAAAGCATCGTATTTGGTAAACTATTATGGGACTAAGAGAGCAAATTAAAAACGCAGGATCAGAAGCGGAAGTGTCTCAGTTACTTGCTGGTGGCAAGTCATATGGGTTCGCATCTGATAGAACAAAGAATTCTTGGAACTCTACCGCCAAGAATCGAATCATTGAACTGAGCACTCAGGATTCCGAACAAACCGCTCCTTCTAAAACATCCCCTGTGAAGAAGTCTTCAAAGAAGAAAAATTAACCTGTTTGATACATTTTGATCTACTGTAAACGTCATCTTCGGATGGCGTTTTTTATTTGTTTATCAACAACGTTGAAGATATTTATTGTCAACTGTTATTGATATGACAAAAAAAGCAAAGTACAAACCGTTTGTATTGCCTTCTAACTTTACTGAGTTAGAATCATACGTTGAGTCTAATAAAATAGACTTGACGGAAAAAGTCATCTCTTCAATTGAGTTCGCCGTTGAAAAAAACCTACCTATGGTGGAGGTTTTCGCTTTTAAAAATTCAGATTTCGTCATTACGGTTTCACAAACTGAGTTTCGTGAAAATGTCAGCCACATATACAACTTTTACATAAAAGAGGAGAAGTATGAATTGTGCGCCCGAGTGAAAAAACTAGAATTGTTATTGGATACCAAAACTAAAATCTAATGAAAAAACACAAGAAACTTCCAGATACTAGTCCTACTGTTCCACAAAAACACAAAATTAAAACTGAGATGGACATATCTCACAGAGAGTTGACGGAAAAACAAAAAGAATTTCTTAATATAGCGTTAGATAAAAACACAAAACTAGTATTTGTAAGCGGCCCGGCCGGATCATCAAAGACATATTTGGCTGTGTTGACAGCACTAAAATTGATGAATCAGAAACGAGTTAGTGATCTTCTTTATCTACGAAGCGCAGTGGAAAGCTCTGATAGTAAGATCGGTTTTTTGCCAGGAGAAGCTGAGGAAAAAATGGCACCATATATTCAACCTCTAGTTGAGAAGTTGTCTGAATTTTTGAATAAGTCAACAGTTGATTGGTTGCAAAAAGAAAAACACGTAGACAGTATTCCTATTGGATTTCTCCGTGGATTGAACTGGAACGCTCGTTGCATCATTGCTGATGAAGCACAGAACATGACTCATAAAGAGTTGGTCACTTTGGTTACACGCGTTGGTGAATTCAGTAAAGTGTTTATTCTTGGTGATCCAGAACAAAGTGATATTGGGTCAAAAAGCGGATTCATAAAACTCACTGAACAATTTCGTGATGATGAGAGTAAAGAAAATGGAATTCACGTGTTTGAATTTGATGAGAATGATATTGTAAGAAGTGCATTGGTAAAATTTATTGTGACTCGATTGAAACAAATATCGGTTCGATGATATTTATAGGGTGATATGCCTATAATTACAGATTTTCTTCCACATACGGGCCCAGTTGGTCAATGGACGTATGTTTATGGAACAGGATTCATAGATAACGACACCATCGCATATGTTGGTGGTGTCAAGTGTAATACCGTTCAGTATTACGACTCTACTCAAATTGCATTTGCTATTCCCGAAGGAGTATCAAGTGAGTTCACAATACGTGTAGTCACATCAGAAGGAGAATGTACTAGTTCTGATGTGTTTACTGTAGCTACACCTGCAATTCCACCTACCGTTACATCTATTGAAGTTCATCCGGTAGTTGAGTATAATTGGGTGTACATTGACGGTGACGGATTTGTTTATAGTGATACCATCATTTCTTACAACGGAAGTTCAGATACAATTCCTGCATCGGTTTACTCTCCTTTTTCTTGTGGTTTCAATAAGAAGGATGGAGATATAGTCACATCAATAAAACTTACAACTCCAAACGGATCGGTCGAATTCACGGTTTAAACATAATTGACATTGTTGGGTTTTGGTGTAGTATTGATGTCTATGACAAAGACATACACTGAAAAACAACTTGCTGCTAATTATGAAAAATTCATGGAACTTTTGCCGAAATATTTTTCCGGTGAAAGGTTAAAGAAACTCAATCATCTTTATAGTGAAGATGAGTATGGTTATAGATTGACACTGGCTCCTGCTAGTGCTAAAGAACACTATCACAACGCGTATCCTGGCGGATACATTGATCATATTACCAACGTATTGACAACTTCATTTGGTGTTAAAAAGTTGTACGAAATGCGTGGTGGTACAGTTGATTTTACCGACGAGGAACTAGCGTTTGCCACAATTCATCACGATCTTGGAAAGTTGGGTGATAAGGAACAGGGAGACTATTACCTTCCACAGGATAGTGAGTGGCATCGAAAGAACAAGTCGGAGATTTACAAGTTCAACGCAAATCTTCAATATATGGATGTAACAGATCGTGCTCTGTTTATTTTACAGCAATATGGAATTGTGTGTAATTGGAAGGAGACATTAGCAATTAAACTTTCTGACGGATTGTATCATGAGGCTAATACTTCATATTTAAAATCATACAACCCGGATCATGAGTTGAAAACCAACCTTCCGAGAATCGTTCACGTTGCTGACTATCTTAGTTGTCGGTGTGAATATGATATGTGGAGACAAGAAAACGACTAAGTTATGGACGAATCGATATTTGTACAAATTGCATCGTACAGAGATCCAGAATTGGTGCCAACCATTTTGGATATGTACGAAAATGCTCACAATCCCGAAGCGTTGCATGTTTGTATATGTTGGCAACACGACGACTCTGAAAATTTAGATGTATTAAAGTCGTATCCAAATATCGAAATTATTGACATTCCATATTACGAAAGTAAAGGCGCGTGTTGGGCAAGAAATCAAATTCAACGTAGGTATAACGGACAACGTTATACGATGCAGTTGGATTCACATCATCGATTTGTTCAGGGGTGGGATACAGAACTAAAGACGATGTATAATCAGTGTCAAAATATGGGCAGTGAAAAACCCTTAATCACTGCCTATATTCCGGCTTTCGATCCATTTGCGGATAAAAGTACATATGAACTGATTCCGTGGAAAATGGACTTTCATAAGTTTCTTTCAGACGGTCCCATTTTCTTTGTGCCGTCTCCAATAAACGATTATGAGTTTTGCACAACACCTGTTCCGTCGAGATTTTACTCTGCTCATTTTGCGTTTGCTGATGGTAAATTCTGTGAAGAGGTTCCGCACGATCCTGAGTTTTATTTCTACGGTGAAGAGATCAGTATTGCGGTAAGAGCATTTACCCACGGATACGATTTGTATCATCCACACAAAGTCGTGTGTTGGCATGAATATACTAGATCTGCCAGGTTTAAGCATTGGGACGATCATGATCTCACTAAACAAGACATCAAAGGAATCAAACAATCTTGGTGGGAACGTGATATCAAGTCACAAAAGAGAAATCGAGTTTTGTTTGGAATGGAACAAGATGACGCAATTGTCATATCTGACAAATATAACTTTGGAAAGGTTCGTACTTTAAGTGAATATGAGAGATATGCTGGTGTTAAATTCTCCACCAAAGAAGTGTGTATTTACACTTTGTCAGGTAAGTTAGCTCCAACTCCATACAATGAAAACTATGTTGACGGACACGATCCCATCACTTTAAGCATCATTTCTGTTTCTCCAAGTATAGATTTGAATCCGTCTATATTGAATAACAAATCGGTCAATAAATTAACCGTTTCTGTATATGATGATAGAAATAGATTGATTCAGGTGAATACATTTGGTCCGGAAATTATAGGATTCTGGCAGAATCGCCCCGACAAAGTTTCGTTTAACGTTCATTTGCAACTACTTGCGGATAACAAAAACCTACATTATGAAGTCAAATCGTATGACATAATGGGAAGAGAACTTGGTTCGTATAAAAACAAGTTGAACGTTGACGTTTGATACACTACCCTCACCATTTAGGTGGGGTTTTTTGTTTTTGGTGATATTTATATCTTATGAACAAGAACTTTCTTAATTTCAATAACCTATTGGGATTTTCAGCACTATTCATTGCTGGGTGTGCTGCATTCTTCTCCATATGGGGCATTGGGTTATTATTCTCTGGAGCATCAATTGCTGCAATGGTGATGGCATCTTCACTTGAGTTAGGCAAACTTGTTGCTACCTCATTTCTATATCGATTTTGGAAAAAATCTCAATTTCTACTAAAATCATACCTTTGTATTGCTGTCATCGTTTTGATGGGTATTACATCTTTAGGTGTTTTTGGATACTTGACAAGTGCGTATCAACAGTCTTCGATACAATATACAATGATGCAAGAACAAGTTACGTCATTGGAGAATCAGAAGAAATTGTCTCTTGTAAAGATCGATGATGTAAAAAAACGTATTGAGTCGTTGACCTCTCTAAGAAAGAGTCAAGAGGATCGATTGAGTCAGGTTAATACAAACTCACTGTTGGCAAGAAATCCAATTCAATTTCGTCAGGTACAGGAACAGACGATGGAACTTATTGATCAAACAGACAAAAATATCAAATCGGAAAATGATAAATCTCAATCATATTCTACTGATATAGATAATGTAGACAAGAAAATTACCGAACTTAAACTTACATCATCTTCAGCAAAAGATATTCAGACCTTCAAATTTGTTGCCGAGTCTGCCGGTGTTAGTATTAACACTGTTGCAAAGTGGTTCATATTGATATTGATATGTGTATTCGATCCCCTCGCAGTGGCATTGGTTTTAGCATATAACGTTGCGATCAACAGAGAATATGCAATTTATGCTACTGCACCAGAATCTATCCCACAACCAAAGCCGGAACCTGTTATTCAACCAAAATCAGATGTGGTTGAAGAAAAAGAAATTGTAACTGAACCGTCCAACAATATTTCCGAATCGAGTGTACTAGAACCAACGATTACTGTGACCAGTGAAAAACCCGATCCTGCAAAAAAGTCAGGACAAGATGACTTTTTCAAGCGTTATTTTGCACATAGGTGAAAATATCTGATAGTTTTACTGACGTTACACTATTTAACTTTGCTCATGGCGTTATCAAGTCAGAGTATTGTAAATAATTAATCTGATATTTCTACTATGAATCAACAAGAAATTTGTGAACTCGTTGAAATTTTGAACGACGCTATTGAATCTAAAGATTGGACAATAGTTGACGATGCTTTGATGTATATCAAAGATTATTGTCATGACTACGGTGAAAATGAAGACAACGACTAAAATATGTTAATAGCTTTACTAGTTATATTGGTTATAGTGTCGGTGACAGCTTCTGTGATACTGGGTTATCTTGTTTATATAGGACAGAAAAAAATTGACATATATGAACAGTGGGTGTTAGAGTTTAGGACTGATGTCAATAATGTCTATACCCAACTCCAACAACTGGACGATAAACAGATTTTCCAAAAAGATGATGAGGTCGGCGTGATATTTTTGGACATTGTTACAATAATCGAAAAATTAAATACAAGGATTGAATCTGATGTCAAAAACCAAAAAGAAAATAACCAAAGTTCTTAAGAAACAGAAAAGTCGCACAGAACCCGCTGTTAATAAGAAAAAGTCCGTAAATAAAAAGGTTCTAAAAAAGACTTCAAAAACAGAGACTAGTTCTGTTGAAATGCCAATTGAAGAAATTGTTGTAGACGCTGAAGTTGATATTGATGTTGCATCAGAGTCTTCTAAGAAGAAAAAGTCTTCTAAAGACAAAATGTATTTCACCTCTAATACAGAAGACGCAATCATCACTTACAACACGACGGATGATCAGGACACTAGAGATGACATCTATAATACTCACATTAAGTATCCGTTTGAAAAATTGGTAGAAAACGTATTTAACACTTTCAAATTCTGTTATTTTGAGACGGGTCCACTTGAAGTACAAAAAGAAACAGTAGCTCATTTGGTAGCAAATATGCACAAGTTTGACAAATGCAAAGGTAAAGCATTTGGATACTTTAGTATCATCGCCAAGAATTATCTTATTTTTCAAAACAACACCAACTACAAACGTTTCAATCAACACGTTGAAATTAGTGAGGACAATGGTGAGGGTACATGTAAACTACAGCAAGAAGATACGCATTACAGAGAAAAAGAAAACCGTGAGTTCATTGGTTTGATGGTGGATTATTGGGAGAAGAACATCAATAAGATCTTCACCAAACAGAGAGATATTAACATTGCTAATGCGGTAATTGAACTGTTTAGAAATAGTGATAGAATCGATGCTTTCAATAAAAAAGCATTGTATTTGTACATCCGTGAGATTTCATCTTGTAAAACCCAACAAATAACAAAGGTCATCAATAGGATGAAAAACTATCAAACCACGATAGCCAAATCCTATTCTGATGCAGGAGCGTTGTAATTAGACTCTAAAATAAAATAAGGAAAACCACTCCGTTTGGGGTGGTTTTTCTATTTATACACTGATATACTGGTATGGATAACGACATTGAGATATATAAAAACAAGAAGTTTTCAGATCTATGTAAGGACATTGTAAGTAACTCGGAAAGTAATCGTGATCAAATTGATATCCTTATTAGCGACCTGAGATCGTTGGTCAAAACAGCAAATGACGCGCTATTGATTGTTCCTTTGATCAGAGACTATTTTGATGTACGGGTTAAAAATGATGAACAGTTGGTTAAACTTGCAGCTGTAGTACAGCGTATCATGTCGAGAGGAAATGCTGGACCTGAAGGTTCAGGTGGAGCGTTTATGTTGACCGAAGAAGAAAAGCGTCAGTTGATGAAAGAAATTGATGATATTGACGCAACTCTAAAAAAACCAATCAAAGTACCTTCTATTAAAAATGACAAGTAACAATCCTCTTCCAATGGATATGTCAAAAGATACAAATCTTTTGGCGACCAAACGAGACATCAAATTCCTTTCAATGGATAGGTCCGACACAATTCAAGTCGAACCTGCCGTTGTTTTGGATATCATATTGGATGAGACACATCCTGAGTTGGCAAATAATGGACACTACGTTGACTCGACACAGTGGCCTGAAAATTATGTCGGGAAACCTACAGATTTTTCCGATGTAGATTACACTTGGATAGGACGAGTCAAACTTCGACTTCTTAGATCTCATACTAGCGTTCCAAAAGAAGGTCTTCCATGGGCACTTCCATTGGAGAACAACATATCAGAATATCCTCTTGTTAATGAAATCGTGGGTGTGGTAGAACACCACGGCAACCTTTACTATACCCGTAAAATCAACTACAAAAACTTCATCAACAACAATGCTGATATTGCGTTTGAGTTGACATACGGCGGTGGAATGGGAAACCGTGAAGAATTGACCGATCAAAACGATCCTCAATTTGTTGACTACAAAGGGCCGGTTAGTAAACTACGAGCTCAAGGCGGATATGGATTTGAAGGTGCATTGGGTAGATATTTTTTGAACAACCCAAATATTCGTTCATTGAAACGATTTGAAGGAGATACGGTTTTTGAAAGTAGATTTGGATCATCAATTAGGTTTGGTGCGTATGACGATGATCGATCAAACGATAAAGGATATAGTCTTAATCCCTTTGATAATTTTTGGGGTTATGATGATTATGCTATAGGAGAGGGTAAAAAGAATACATTTTTCAAAGACGAACCGGAGGTTGGTGGTGGAAATCCAATGGTCCTTATTCGTAACAGACAAAGACCTTTAAAAAAAGATCGAGACATTCAATTGCACGATCTTCTTCCTATCATTGAAAAGATCGAGTTGGATGATCATGGACATCCTGAGAGAAATGTTGGTGGGTTCATGTTGGAAGATATAAATAACGATGGTACATCGATCCACATAACATCTGGTTGTACAATATCTAAGTTTGTGACAACTTGTTACAAAAAGATATTTTCAAATGATACCCGTGAAGAAGTTGATGCTTTTTGTCCTGATGGTGCCACCAACTTTACTTGGCCGGTACTAAACAAAGATCAGTTGATTCTAAATACTGATCGTATCATTTTAAGTAGCCGATTTGGAGAGACTTTTCACTTCTCTAAAAAACGATATGGTATTATCACTGATAACGAGTTTACTGTTGATGCTCATGATCAGGTTGTTTTAACTACTCATAAAAAAGCAGTCATCAACGCTCCTGTGATATATCTTGGTCAGTACGATGAAACAAACGAACCAGCATTGTTAGGTCAAACAACGGTCGATTGGTTGTATGATCTATGTGAGTGGCTTAGAATTCATACCCATTGGTATGATCACAGTCATCCAGATGCTGGCGGAGCGGATCCTAATCAAACCCAAGAACGTGTTCAATTAAATCCTTTGCTTGATCTTGAACAACGACTCTACAATTTGATGAGCCGTAGAGTGTTTTTGACGGGCGGAGGATATGCTCCGGGTCAAGACGGAGAAAATATAACAGATGGATCACAACCTGTTAGTGTTAATACGTACAATGGAGACGGAGTTCCAGGCGGATTCCGTGGTAAAATAAGACGTGAACGTCCTGAATAATAGTGTCACTTTACAAACAAAACTCTGATATTTAATTATACTATGACAAAAGATTCACTCAAACAACTAATCAAGGAGATGGTGCAACAAGAAGTTAGAGAGACTCTGCCATCTCTTTTGCCTCAGATCATGGCTGAGGTTTTCTCTTCAAAGGTTGTACACCAATCTGAACCTGTTAAAAAAACCATAGAACGCACAACTAAATCGGTCGTTGCTCCTCAACCAAAAAAGGAATACAAGATATTCACAAAAAATGAGGCACTGAATAAGGTTCTTAATGAGACGGTTGGTGGTGTACCACAAGAAGGATCGTTGGTTTCATCTAATATGGGACCATCTGCCAACTCTGTATTGGACCATATTGAAAGTGTTCCCGCTCCTATTGCGACAGCTCTTACAAAGAACTATTCTTCTTTGATGAAGGCTATTGATAATAAGAAAAAGTCCGGAGGATCATCAAGTTCTAATGTATCAATGATGTAATATGGCTACCCTATATCCCATCGGGTTAACTTTGCCTATTAAAAACGGAGAGGGTGGTTTTTTTGCTCAAACCATATATACGTTGGAACAGACAAAGACTAACATTGTTAATTTGTTGAATACCAGAAAGGGCGAACGTCGTATGCAGCCCACGTTTGGTCATTCTCTTAACAAATTTGTATTTGATCAAAACGACGCTACTCTTCCTCAAAGAATCAAACAATCGTTGACTCAGGATATAAACTATTGGGTTCCCATTGCCAACATTGACAATATCGACATTAAAGTCCTAAAAAAGGAAGATGTAGATATTTATAGACTATACATCAATCTTACGATTTCCGTTAATAACGATACTACTTCGATTGAGATGTTTCTGGAAAACAACTAACTATGGCATCAACTATACAGAAAACGTTCAAACCCTTGACTAACAAGGATGTTTCGTATTTGAACAGAGATTTTTCTCAGTTCAAGAAGAATCTAATTGATTATACCAAGTCATATTTTCCAAAGAACTATCAGGATTTTTCCGACTCATCTCCTGGCACGATATTTATTGAAATGGCATCATATGTTGGTGATGTTCTGTCATTTTACTTGGATCAACAATTTAAGGAGAGTATCTTTCCATATACAGAGGAAAAAAAGAATGTCCTTGCTCTTTCAAAGTTTTTGGGATACAAACCAAAAGTTTCTAGGCCGTCACTTACAAATTTCGATGTGTATCAAGTAGTTCCATCGGTAAAAGATTCCACTGGATCCTATGTTCCTGACAACAAGTATTGTCTTCGCATCAAAGAAGGTATGCAGTTGGTCAATAGTGCTGGCGTATATTTTGTAACTACTGATTTGATTGATTTTTCGTTGGATAGTTCCGAGTCTCCAAGAGAAGTATCTGTGAGTTCGAGAGATGACTATGGAATTCCTCAATTTTTCCTATTGAAGAAAACGGTAAATGGTATATCGGGTAAAATAGTTCAAAAGATTTTCACGGTCAATGAGAATCAATCCTTTTACAAACTGTATTTGGATGAAAACAATGTTTTGGATATATTGGATGTTAGAGACCAAGACAACATAAAATGGTATGAAGTTGATTATCTCGCACAGGATGTTGTTATCACATCATATGAAAACTCTTCGTTGAATGATGATCGTTATATTCAGTACCAATCTTCGGTGCCAAATATTTTGAAGTTGCTTAGAACCCAACGAAAGTTTACGTCCAACATAAACTCAGATGATCTAACATATCTTGAGTTCGGTCCGGGTAATGAAGGTGTCAACGATGAAATTATAGTACCATCTGCTGAAATACTAGGTGTTAGTCTGAGCAATCTTAGAACCCTTAATGTATCTCTCGATCCTACCAACATCATCAATTCGGATGCGTTTGGTATATATCCAAAGAAGGGAACTCAATTTACCGTTCGTTATCTTGTTGGTGGTGGGGTTGAATCAAACAGTCAGACGGGTGACATTAAAAGCATCGTAGGCGTTGAGTTTGAGAACGATCTTACTCTTCTTACAACTCCTGAACAAAACCTCTTCCAGGTGGTAAAGAATTCGCTTGCGGTGGAAAATAACATACCAGCAGTTGGTGGAGATGGACCTGAGTCGATTGATGAAATCAAACAGAATGCCACAGCATTCTTCGCTGCACAAAATCGTGTTGTTACCGCAGATGATTATATTGCTCGTATCTACGCGCTGCCCGCTAAGTTTGGATCTATTGCGAAGGCAACGGTAACTTCGGATAACAATCTAAACGCAAATTCGATTGTAAATGGATCATTGACACAAGAAAGCGAAGTATTGTCTAATCGCAACATCAGTGGAAATTTGAAAAATCCATTTTCAATCAATGTGTTTTTGTTGTCATACGATGAAAACAAAAACTTGGTAAAACCTAATCCTGCTCTATTCCACAACATCAGACAGTATTTGAACCAGTATCGTATGATGACGGATGGCATCAATTTGATCGACGGATATGTGGTGAACATTGGAGTTGAATTCAAAATTGTCACATACAACAATTTCAACAAAAAAGAAGTGTTAGTAAATTGCGTAAATGCAGTTAAATCATTTTTCAATATTGACATTTGGGGATTCTCTCAACCAATCAATTTGAGCCAATTGGAGTTGGAAATTGCTAAGGTGGAGGGAGTTCAATCGGTTGCTTCACTCAAGTTAACAAATTTGACAAGCAAAGATGGATCGTATTCTCCAATTGAATACAACATTGATGCAGCCACGGTGAACAAAATTGTGTATCCTTCATTGGATCCATGTGTGTTTGAATTGAAAAACCCAGAAACGGATATCAAAGCAACAGCAGTATAATATGCACCATTTTCTATTTCCATCTAAAGACACGTATATTACCAATCTAAAGACCTTGGAGAACAAGAACTTTGGTATTGATGAAATACTGACTGTCGCTTCACAGACTAACACCGTTCAAAAGGTGTCATATTATCAGTCTAGCAATGTCAGTTCATCAAACGTATTTGTAGAAAACGTTGTAAACTTTCAAGGTCAATGTGATGCCTACTTTTCTGGAAGTACAATAAACGTTATCGTATCTGACCCTTCATCAGATGTTACTGTTGTAAACGGAAACGTAGTTGGGTATGTTAATCCAGCCGAAATGAGTTGTTCAAACTTCGTCACATCAGATTTTACCGGAGACTTTACAGGAAGTTTGAACGGATATGTTTACGATGCTACTATTAACGGAGTGTCTTACTCGGATGAGATTGTAGTATCTGATCCTAATTCAAGCGGAAGTGTTACACATCTTTCAGGAAGCGTGTCCGGATCAGCCGTAACAGGAGAAATATCAGGAAGTGTGACGGGTCTATTATTCAATTTTTCTGGAAGTTTGAACGGAGTATCGGGAACTTTGTTGGGGTCTATATCTGGAAGTTACGAATATTACGAACCGCATTTTACATTGAGTTCTTCACAGGTGTTGACGAGATCAATGATTAAATTTGATATAACCTCAATTTCGAGTTCGATCAGCAAAGGTGAAGTCGTCGATCCAAAGTTTACTCTTTCAGTGAAAGTGTTGCGTCAATCGGAATTGCCGTTTGATTATACGATCTATGCTTACCCAATCAGTCAAAGTTGGTCTATGGGTGACGGAAGATTTGCAGATGATGGAACTGATTTGGGTGCAAGTTGGAACTATCGTGATGAAAATGGAGGTGAGGTGTGGTATCCTTACAATCCGACTACTCAATTATCTGACTATTTGACCAATGAGTCAAACAAATCTACAGCGTTTCGTAATGGCGGAGGAACATGGTGTTATAGTGTTCCATCATCGTTTATCAATCCTACATCTAGTGTTCAAACTCCTTTTTATACTAGAGAGATTTCAATTCCTACATTCGATCAACAATATTCGTCAAGTCTAGATTCCAACTTAAGTTCCAGTTTTGACAGTATTTTGTCTTCAAGTTTGGCGTCAGTGTTGGCCGACTCGACTATATCACAACAAAATGCTGATGCGGCTAACGATCTATTGAGATCAATCGCAGTACCTACATACGAAAATACATCGGGTAGCATTGCTGATTATTTGTCAACAATCAATACTACCTCATCACTTGCATGTAGTTCTTGTTCGTTGTACCAAAGTGAATACAGTTCAAGTACGTTGTTTGTTAACCACTTGAGTTCTAGTATTCAGACGATCCTGAATGATTCATCCTCAGCTGCTTATTATTCTGATAATGCCTACGCTTATGATGTATATCTTTCGAGTAGTATGTATGGATTGAATCCGACTACATTTGATGAGGTATATTCGATTTTGAATGATTGGTCTGCGAACGCCACATCTGCTAGTTTGTATGCTATCAATGTAAATACGGTATACACCGATTTCTCTTCTAGTTTGTCTGAGGCTCTCGGTACTACAGATCCATATTTGATCTATGTAAGTGCAAGTATGTCGCCGTCATTGTTGACAAGTTCTTTGTCATTGATGACCGCTCAGTTTACATCTAGCGCTACCAACGATTTCTCTTCAAGTTTGTTGTATTACATCAATCAACAAATTGAAGTTGTAAAGGCAGAAACATCATCTAGTGTATCGGGTAGTCTAACACAGTCGTTTGATTCTCCATTTTATGACACATTGATCACAGGAAGTTCGTTGATAATGTCACAAAGTTTTTCATATGAGTCATCTGATATTAAAATGGACGTGACTCCAATTGTAAAATCTTGGATAAGCGGATGTATTCCTAATGAGGGAATTATTCTATTGACTTCAGAGGAGTTGAGTACACTTTCTAATGGTGCATTGGGATTCTATAGTAAAGAGACAAATACAATTTATACTCCATGTTTGGATATAACATGGGATGACTCAGAATTTGTCACCGATTCTTTGGAACCGATTGATGGTAATATTCCGTTTATTGTTACTTTGAAAAACATAAAGAAGGAATATAAACACAACAGTATTGTTAGAGTGAATGTTTTTGCTAGAGAAAAGTTTCCGCTGAAGAATTTTACTAAAGCAACACAGCAGACATCACAATTGACTCCAAAATATCTTCCTGTTGAAACTTACTATTCGATAAAAGACACCGAAACCGAAGAAGTTGTAATTGACTTTGATGAAGGAACAAAATTGAGTTGTGATTCAAATGGTAACTACTTTATGTTGGATATGACGGGTCTTCCACAAGAAAGATATTTCAAGATTCTCATTAAAACCGAGATAGATGGAGCTGTCGAGGTGATTGACAACAATACTTATTTCAAAGTAGTTCGATAATGAATGCCACCCAAAGCAATTTTACAAGTACAGGTGAATATACGAATGAGTTTGATGAATTTGGCAACTTGATAATAGTTGAAGGTTCAGACAAATATCTTTCGGTTATTTTAAATCCAGAAGTGTATGAACAACAGTCGTTGTCATCGGTGTACAACATTGAGATAGAGGAGTTTAAAGAAGTATCATCTGCACCGAACCAAAAAGTGGCATCGCTTGAATCTGAAAAGACAAATCTTCAAAAACAAATTTCAGATTTAACTACACGTTTACAATCTGTAAATCCGTCTGAAAAAGATACTCTTATCAATGCTAGTAGAAATGTTATTGTATCTCTAAGAATAAAAGCAGGAGAAGGATCTATTCCGTCTGATTTTAATACTGCATTTCCATATCTCCCTCTATTCTCTGCTGCTGCAAAAGCATCAGATTCATCAGGAATCAATTCGTCGCCCACTCAACAGACAACACCATCGACGCAGACAACATCATCTTCAACTAATGTAAATCAGTCAACATCAGATACGTCCATGTCTTCTACCGCAAAAGTGGGAACATCAGTGACACAGACATTAGTACAGGGAGATATTTGTCCCGTACAACAAGATCTTCAAATTATACCACCAACCGATCTTGTTATTAAAGGTCCGGTTCCAGTTTTTCCTACTCCGATAACTATTGTTACTCCTCCTCCGGCTCCCGTTCAATTACCAATACATCAAATGGCTGTTGCTGCTGTAGCTGCGCCACAGACCTCTTGTAAAGAACTGTTTTACAAGTATGGAAAGTATAAAGGCGTGTGGGAAAGTCTTGGTCTACAGACTAGTCCAATGATTAATACCTACGGCGTGTATAGTGAAAAGGTATCTGAAACGTATGAACGGGAAACCTCAGATACCCTCCCGTATCAGGTATACATTCCAACAGATGGAAGTTACACTATTAAGTTCTCTGCTGATAATGCTGGATACATCGACATGGATGGTGTTAAACTGATTGATTTGTCTGACATAAATAGTTCTTCTCCATATGCAAGTCAAGTAGAGGCATATTTGGGTGATCATGCTACGACCAAAACTCTCACAGCTGGTTGGAAGAACGTCAATCTATTCTATAAAAATTGGGGTGGTCCACATTCCGTCGCTGCTTCCATCATTTATAATGGACGAGTTGTATGGAATTCGAGAATGGCTTATAACGCTAAAGACTATCAAGAGTGTAGTGGTAATTTGTCAATGACATCGTATGCTGCACAACCGGTTTCACCGACTGTTTCACCTAAACAAGGATGTGATAATCCTGTGCCTACCAAGGTTTATAGTTTCGTAGGAAATATTGATCATACGTTGAAAATCACAATAAAAGGCCAGTCAGCTTCGTATAGTAATGAAAAAAATCACGGCGACATTCAAAAGAAATCTCTGTTCTTTAATGATGGGTTGGATCAAATTAACCCTCAATTGACATTGAAGATATTGCAAGGGCGTTCAAGTGTTACCCTTTCACAACAACCAAGTGTATCCAACGATTACACCGCAATCGTTGACATATTCGATTCAAAAGGTGGTGAGGGCAGTTACTCATTTGAACTATACCAGTTGAAATGTCCTGTTTCTTCTGTTCCAACCACAACGGGTGAAGGCGGAGGTGGGTGTCCTGCTGTATGGCAATTGATGGAAACTAAAGAACTGGGAGTAGTAGAAGCGAGACATATAACGGTAGGAATGCATTTAAGAGACTCGGTTCCTGGCGTTTGGAATAGAGTTAACGTCGCTTATATTGATGTGGCACCTATTTATAGAGTGGACATTGACGGACAAGTGTTTGATGTTGACCATTCCCATAAATGGTATCTGGGAAATGACCAATGGGTCAAAGTTACAGATATCAAGGCAGGAGACTTTGTTAAAACCACAGAAGGAACAAATGTAAAGGTCAATAGCGTTAATTATCTACGTGATGATCAATATATGCACATGAATGTTGATAACCAAAGATATGTGATGGGTACGAATATCATCGGACACAATGCAATAAACAGAAATCAATCGTTCCTCGCAAAGAAATTTTAACATATGGCAATTCCATTTCCAACGGTAACAAATTACACGAACCGTGTTAATTATGCTTCGTATCTTCCAACGGATATTTCATCGTTGATGAAGAAGACTCCGGTTTCGTCCGAGAAGTTTTTTGGATCGCAGGAAGACGACTACATTGAATTATCCATATTTGACAGTCAAGACAATTTGAACAAGTGGGTTCCAATTGTACAACTACCAACATATAAAGATCGTCAAGTTCAATATCAGGACTCTAAAAATAATACGAACACGGTTACGTATCGTGAATTTGTTCCTAGTTTCACGTTGTATGAAAACAGTAAGATTTTGTTGGATCCAAAAACGGACCTTCAAAATTTAGGTCTATCCGGCGGAAGTTATAGATTGGTGTACAATTTCCAATCCAACATTGTTGGATCATATGACAAGCAATGCTTTCTCATTAAACAAGTATCACCATCGAGAAGAGAAATAAAAGCAACGCTATTGCTTGATAAAGAGAATTTCACCAATGTAGATAAAGCAAACCTTCAAAGTGAGTTTGATTGCTTTGTCAGTGGAAAAATTGAGTCTAGAGATATTCTGCCAGATTTCGAGTCATATCTAAAACAAACGTACATCCTTAATTTTGTAAACGTCATTCCGGATAACGTAAAACAGTCGTTCAGCAAAGGATATTCTGTTACGGGATCTGATGCTTTGTATGAACTTTTCAATGGTATTTTTAATGGATATCAATTGGTTGCAAGTTCTGAAAATGGTGTTTCTAAAAACCAAACTTTCATTGGTATTTCATCACACATCATGTTGATGTTGTATGAAAACTACAATAATTGTTTTAGCTACGAAGAATATTCTAAAATATTGGAGTCAATTGTATCGGAGACCATTAATCTTCGATTGAAGTCTATTCACGACATTCAAAACACCGACAGCGAAGTTTGCAACACGTATTTGTTCAGTGTTTTCAACAGTCAAATTCAGGGATACCTGAATGCGGTGAATTATGATTACTCCACCAAATACGTTGGTCCGTTGAAAAATTCGATCAATTTTGGCGACAATACATTTTTCAAGATCCTATCAAGTAAGAAATTTTCCGATGGAAGTTTGGTTATCAAACTTCAAAATCAGTTACCAAACACATTTGGTGTAAATAACACATTTTGGATAACAAATACATCACTTGCGCCGGTGGTACAGGATGTCGTATTGGAGTCGTTGCCTACATACAATACGTTCAACATCAAAAACGCAAATTTCAATCTTAAGGTTAATGATAAAAGAACATCTTCTACTGTTAATCTAAACGACACAAGTGATATCGATGATTCATCAAGTGTCGATGTGGTATTGAAAAAGAGATTTTCAACAATCAATGTTGATTATACTAAGTTTGAAAATTTTGTTGTGTACTCATCTGCAAAGACGCGTATTACAATTTACAAGAACAAGCTTAATTCCTTGAATTCTAAGCTTGCAGCAAAAGCTCAAATAGATTCCGTGTCATACTCAGACGTATACACGGTTAGTAAATCCAATAGTCTTCAATCTGAAATTAATGATATCTTGTTGTCATTTGATGGATATGAGTATTACTTGTACACCAATGACTTTTACAATAACCTCGAAATATTTCCAAAATCATATGAAGATGAAGCGGGGGAATACGATTCAAACAACAGAGACAGTTTGATCAACAATTTGCCTGAATATATTCTTGTTGATTCAGCTAACGACGAGTTTTTGATTTTTTTGTCAATGATTGGACATCATTTCGACAACATTTATGTGTACATTGATAAGTTCCCTCTATTGACTTACAATTCGGGTGGATTGGAAAAACTTATTCCAAACAACATTCTTGATGGTATGTTGTCATCGTTTGGTTGGAACATGCAGTCTTTGGTTAATGATACAACATTGTCTGCTAACTACATTAACTCCACCGCCGTATCGTCAATATCAGATAAAGCTAACATAATCAATAATCGTATTTTGAATACGCTTCCTGCGATATTGAAATCAAAAGGAACAATTGAATCGGTCAAGCTAATTCTTTCATGTTACGGTGTACCAGAAAACATTTTGACTGTAAGAGAGTTTGGATCTTACTCTGATGTGTCTCAATCTCTCTACACCTTCGATAAAACATTGCATCTATTGAGTATGAATCAAAGTTCATATATCACGATGCCATACACATCGTCAGTTAATACAGTAGAGTTCAAAATTGCGTTTAGTAACCTATACAGCAAATCGTATAATCTCCAAGCTGAGATCAATCTGCTTGAGAAATATTCACATACGTCAAGTTTGGATTATCGAGTTTACGCGTATAAACAGTCGTTAAACAACAACGGTAAAATCATTTTCCAAATAGGAGATCAGTACATCTCATCGAAAATGTTGCCTTTGTTTGACGGTAGTGTGTACAGCGTGATGATCAGAAAAAATACTCCATCTTCACTATACACATCAAACATTGACGAAAACCTAGTTCCAACTCAATACGATCTTCTAGTTGATATTACTGAGGAAGGACAATCACGTCTACATTCTAAAACATCTGGATTGTTCGGTTCGGATCAGAATGATCTTTTTGCCGATGATGTAGACTCTTATTTGAAGTTCGGATCAAATCAGTTTAGTGGATCAATTGACAAAATCAATGTATGGACAATTCCATTGTCCGATGATAATTTCGTCGAACATACTAACAATTTTGATTCATATTATCAAGATGACTACGCCAACATAAGAAACAATTTGTTCTTCCGATTGGCATATGATTATCCAAGACCACTGAACACCGTCGATGAATCGTTCACATACGGCTCGAGCGGAACTGCACATTTGTACAATATACAATCGGTGTCAACCGATTCTAGTATAACGAATAATGCAGTCACGGATAATCCTTACCTTTATCAAGATACAATAGAGGCTCGTAAAACATATGGTGGAACCTATGATACAAGTTCGTTGTATCCATATTCAAGTCTTTGTTTGGGAGAAGTTCCTTCACAGTTCCCATACAATTTCTTGGAATACACGGTAAATCAAGCGTACAGAATTTCTAACTACGGGCCAAATCTATTGTGGAACAACAAGATTTCAGTAAAAGAAAAATCTGATGTTACATCTATAACTCCATTTCAAAAATCCACACCATACAATAAAAACGTGGATTCCAATTTGGTAGGTGTGTTTGCATCGCCCGTGTCTAGCAAAAATGCAGACATACTTCAATTTTTTGGTGATAAGACAATCATCAACGAATTGGGAGATCCAAGACTAGAATTTTCTCAAAGTTATTCTCCACTTGATTTGTATAGAAGTACATACTATGAAGCAGGAGATCCTCCAAGTACAGGACGATTGCTTTATCAAGAGTTTACAACGATATACAAAGTCTATTTTGATTCTAGCATTTTCGAATCTATCCGAAATGTTATTGCTGCCAGAAACAAATTGTTGACAGGTATTTTGATTGAACCAACGATTTTGGAGAGAACCAAGTTTCCGTTGAAACCAATCAATATGGAATTGGTAGAAACCGATGTCACTTATTCTGATATAGTAAATACCAACGACGCAGAGAACATATCCATTTGGCGTAATGATCAGTATTACAATCCTGATGTCGTAGGAACCCTTGACAAGTTTGTGGATAAACCTGGAATTCAGGCAAACCCATATTCTGACACAATTGGTCTAAACAACAATTTTGGTGGAAATTACATTTCAGATGTTAGTACCGATCAAGAGTTGATTTTGTGTGGAGAAAACAATGGCTCTGGATTGTACATTACATATTTGGATTTTAAAGTAACTGATCCATCGCAAAATTATATCAACAATACACGTTCACTTCCATACTATATTTGGAGCATACCATATAGCGCATCGGTTGAATCATATGATGTTGACGATCAAGTTCATCATTACTATAAAACTTTTCAAAAGATCATTGCTACGCCAATAAGTGCATATTCAACATACGCTTCTATTGGAACGCCTAACCCTGGCTGTACAAAAAACTATTTGGGTCATAGAAACAATGTATTTACATCTGATTCGGTGAAAATTTTGTCGGGAGACGGCACTCATTATGGTGTGTTCAAGAGAAATGGTCAGACCAGCGATTACACGGTGGATCACTGTGGAGATCCAGATAAAACAAGTCCGATTGTAAGCACTATTGTGACCAACACTTCTATCGTTACAAACAACAATGGTGTTTTGACGGTACGTTAACAAAAAATAAAGAAAAAAGAGTTCTAAACCAATACTTATAGACAAGACTTATGGCATATATTGACAACAAGACTATTACCGTTGACGCGGTTCTGACAAAGAGAGGTCGTGAACTTCTCGCTCAAACGGGGAACTTGAATATCACTTCATTTGCGTTGGCAGACGACGAGGTGGATTACTCACTTTACAATCCAAACCACCCACAGGGAAGTGCATATTACGATATCTCCATTCGTAATACTCCGGTGTTTCAACCTCTCTCCGATGAAACACAGTCATTGAAATACAAATTGATTACCTTGGCTCAAGGAATCACTTCTATTCCTGTCATTAGTCTTTCGTTGTCTTCTATTGACACTCAAAAAGACAACAAGTCAGATTTCATTATTTCTCCAACCACAAATCCAGCTTACAATCTAACTCTTGGATATACCGCTATTTTGGGTAACAAAAAGGTTGGAACTTTGATTGTTGATCAGGCAAATGCAGTGAACAGCTCTAACAGCACAGTTCCATCATTTGCAGGAGATTTGATTTCTACCACTTCACAGGTGGTTGTAGTAAATAGATTCAGATTTGTTCCAAACGCATCACTAACTGTGACAACTTCTACTTCATTGACAATTGTAGGAAATGAAAGCGGCGGATCTATCACTATCCCAATCACAGTAAGAATTTCTTAAACGTATGATTTACAAAGCATTTGAACAGGCCGACATTGTATCGGGAAGAGCAACAAAGGTATCTACCGGATTCTTTGCTGACGGCGCATTGACTACGTTGCAAAGTTCGTTTGTATCTAGCAGTACCCAAGAGACAATATCAGGATCAAATAGATTCGACATCTATAATGGATATTACTATTTGGATGTGTTTCCAGATTCAGCCGACACTACTTCCGCTGATCAAATTTTCAGCATCGCATATGGAAACGTAAATGGATATGGTACCAGTGCAGATGAATATACAAATGTTCAAGTTCATCCTACTCAGGCAGTTTGGAGACAGTATGTAAACGAATTGAACGGAGGACAGTCTTTTTCGGTTAAATCTCAATCTTCTGTAAATGGAACTGTATCTTCTGTATCGCTGAGTACAGATTTTGTTGCCCTATCTTTCAATTCGCAAAAAACCAAAGATACTCTTGACGCGGGTCAATTTCAGTTGACTCTTCAAACTAGTGGATCCGGAGGTACACCTAAACTTTGGAGAATCATTGATGATTCCACCTTGACTCCACAAAGCGGATCATCTGATGTATACAATTTGGTATTGGGTGAATATGATTCAAATGGAACAGCTACATATTGGTCTTCAAGTGCATCCGGTCCGGGAACAACGAACGGCGGATTGACATCTGCACAACACTACGTAGGAACATCGTCTCAAGCTCAGTATTATCCGGCAGTAGGATCTTACTCTGGCGGAATCGGACTATTTTATCCAAAATCGGGTGTGGTTATATTCAATGTTGATTTTTTGAGTGTGATTTCTAATAGTGGGCCTGTAGGGATTGCGATTCCCATACTATCAGATGCAGTAGGTGCCGGTTCCGGAAATTATAGAGCATATGATCCTACCGCCGACGCTTTAATCAATAAAAATAATAATATAAAAACAGCGGTATACCAAATGCTAATTTCTACTGACTGTGTTGCTGGAGAAAAGTTGAGAATTCGCAGATCTGAATATGTTCCATCTCGTCACTATTTTGTACGTGTAAAAAACAGAGAGTTTAATTATACAAACAATCCTACATTCTCATATCAGACGGCTACAACCGATACAAGTGGAAATTTCCATCAAAAAGGTGATATCATTCAGACTGACTTTTTGACGGAACCTAAGGTGTATCCAACCAGTGTCGGACTTTACAACAGCAACAATGAGTTGGTTGCTGTGGCCAAATTGAGCAATCCGGCACAAAAGACCTTCACTAACGAATTGTTGGTCAAAGTACGACTAGACTTCTAATTCAATGATCAAGCCTATCCAATCGGATGAGATCTTCAACACACCGTTTCTATCAAATAAATCTTGGACATTAAGTTCAAGTTCATCGGTTCAAACGGTTGAAGAGGGCTATTTTGTAAGCAGCAGTTTCAACTTTTACGATTCTGCGTCGAGTTATACCTATGGGTTTCCAGTTGAACCACAAAACGCTGATGGTTCATACAAACGACTTGTATATAACGTCGTAAAGAACGCATATTATGTAAATGACGTGGTTAAAGCATTTGGTTTGGAAACACTTGATATTGATAAGGTTATCAAGATTTTGCAACCGTCGCTTGTAAGAATCATAGTTCCAAGAACATATTTTGGAGAAAAGATTCAACCTGATTCTGTTCAAATCGACGACTTCTCCAAAGACAAACCTTATACCATTGTTGATGATGCATATGGAAACCTTCAAGTTGAAGGAACCCATTTCATAAACTACACAGAAATTACTTCATCGTTATAAACTATGCCCACAGGAACTATAGGATCAAATACACTATTTGGGTACAAGGTAGAAGCTCACGGAAAGTTTGCTGCGGTAGGTAATCCAAATAGACAATATCAGAATCAACACGGATCTGGTAGTATTGATGTGTATCGTTATGATGCGTCTAAAGGAGCATATTCTTATTACGGAACATCACAATCGATCAAAGCAAATGGATCGAGTGGAACGTCGGGAAATGGAACGGCAGGAACAGCGGGAAGCAGTGCAACGGTGGTTGCGGATTCATATGGTTTGTCATTTGCTTTACACAACAACATTTTCATTGTCGGCGATCCATTTTTCTCAGGAAGTTATGATGGAAATCCATATTCTCACAAGAGTCTTGTAGATGTGTATGTTCTGAATGAAACCTCTTCTGTGTCATCCACGCTAGGACAGACCATGTATTCGGTTCGCAAGATCAATTCTCCTATATCAACGTCAAAAAATTCTTTCGGTACATCGGTTTCTGTTAATAACAAGTACATTGTAGTAGGTGCAAATGAGGAAGGTGGATCTCAAGAGGGAGGAATTTACATTTACAGTTATACAACTGGATCGGTATTTTCTTATTCTCTGGTACAACATATTCTTGGAGATACCGCTGGTAAGTTTTTTGGTTCCCAAGTAAAAATTGATCATTCTGGGACGAATAACATATTGATTGCAGAAAGTTCTTCTTTGGAGAATCCAAATGTATATCTCTATGAAAGTTCATCTGGTGGGTGGAACAAAACGCATGTATTTTCATCAATTACAGGCTCAAAAAATGTACCATTTGATCAGTTTGAATCATACAATTATGTCAAAAATCCCTACGACCAATTTGGAAAAAGCATATCGATTGATGGTCGGACAATTGTAATTGGTGCTCCTCTTGATTCTTCGTACTACGAATATTCTGGATCGTCAACACAATATTCAAAGGGTGCTGTGTACATTTACGGAAGAACAGATTGTCCATCTGATTACACATTTACAACAAACACAACTTCTAGTGTTTACAACGATATTTCAGAATCCTATTGGGATCTCGAAGAAAAATATATTGGAGATGAAAATTCGATCAAAGGAAATCAACTAGGGTGTTCGGTTGGTGTATATGACGGAAAGATTATTGCTGGATGTATTTCTTCCAGTTATGGATATACTACATCTAGTATCTCGTCTTCGTTGAATGAATCATATGATGATTTTCCCGTGGTCCTTGGTCAATTCGTGTATTTTGAGAGATCCGGATCTTTAGTTAATACGGTAACTTACGACAACAAGAAAAAACAGTATAGATATCCGTATTTGACATATGGATATGATGTTGCTATTAGTGAGAAAGCCATATTGATGGGTGCGCCGTTTATATTGACTGACGCAACCTCTAGTAACACTTTTACTCTTCCTATTCAACAATCAGATTTGGTTAACGTAAAAGGTCACGTATACATTTCTTCACTTGATTCTATTAGAACTGATTATCACGCTGGTAATGTGTTTTATAGAAATGGCGAGATTGTGTTTTCTAACACGGGATCTCAATTTACTAACATGTTAAAAACGAATGATACTCAAGAGTTCAAGTATGACTTGAACTATCGTGGATATTATACGTTAAATGAAAAATCAATAATCTGTACGGTTAGTCCTGGCGAGTTCAATGTAAGTACAAACTATACTGCATTGGATCTTGTAGATCCTATCTTTGATTTACACGGAAGCGGAGAATTTACATTCAGAGACATCAATTTGATTCTTTTGTACATCGTGGATATCAATACACCTGGAAGTCCAAACTTTGCTACTGACGATACTTTTTGGGACGAATATGTAATTGAAACTCAAACTGAGAGAAGTTTGTTTGAGTATTACAAAAATAGATATGATTACGGTAGATTCACTTTGAAGGTTGAGTATCAACAGTATATCTCCGTTCTACGTTCTCTTGAATCGAAATTCGATTTTGATGGCGATGGAAAAATTACGATCAATGATGCCAAAATACTTTGGAAATACTTTGTGGCGGGGCTTGATACAGATAGTTATCAGAGATTAATCAATCCATTTTCTACTAGAAAGACACTATCTGATGGCGTTGCATATTTGACTACATTGACATCCAAATATGCTAATACTGATGGGGTTCCTACTCAAAAGAGTGTATTTTCTGAATATGGATATAGTTCCTCGCTTGATGTGACTGGATCTTATTTGGCACCGTATGTTACTACAATTGGTTTGTATTCGGGTACAGACTTGGTTGCTGTGGCTAAACTTTCATCTCCGGTGAAGAACAGCGGTGAATACCCTCTAAATTTTTTGATTAAATGGGACGTGTGACAATATTTATAATCAAACCTAAAATCATATGACACAACCTTGGGACAAAATCATCGACCGTGAATCCTTAACAAAGGACTTGGCTACACGTTATGCTACACAAAACGTTGGTGGAGCCTATGATGCCCGTGCAGCAGGTGTTAAAGGTGGACAGAACAATCCAGTTGATAACTTTGCAAATGATGCTGCGACAGGATTCGTTCTTGATAAAAAAAACCAACTCACGATTAGTGATTTCAAAGACGTAAAAAAGGGTAATTCTAATCTCTCTGGTAGAATCGGTGGATCTGCAACAATCGGTTTGAATGGATTTAACAACAATAGGTACAAGAAGTAACAATCAAATAATAAGTTATGATATTAGGGTTAGACGCTAGTACGTCTACGGTAGGTTGGGCCTTTTCTGACAACGGTAAAATCGTTGATGCTGGTTTTCTTGATATTTCAAAAAAAGAAACCAACAAGGAAAAGGCTCTTTTTGTTCTGGATCATATTCGATCCACTGCACATCTAAAACACGTCACTGAGGTCAACCTAGAGGCTGCCTTGAGTGGTTTTGCTGGTGGTAGAACCAGTCAACAAGTGATTATCAAACTTGCACGATTCAATGCTTTGTTTGAATACATCATCTCAGAAGAAACGGGACTGAAAGTAAATCTCTGCAATGTCAATACGATGCGAAAGCAATTGTTTGGCAAGAGTCGTGTTAAAGGTATAAAGCCTAAGGATTATGTGAAGATGAACATTGGTGTTCATATTGACGTATCCAAATACGACAAAAAACGACCCAAAGGTGGGTGGGATGAACGAAATGGTGATATGTATGACGCAATAGTTTGCGCATTGTATCAACCATAATATGTTATATTCCACTGATATCGGAGAGTTTGGCAAAATCGAGTTTCATTTCAACGAGGACGGCACTTTTCAGGTGGGGTCCGAATTTGGAAAACGTAAAGAGTTCATTGTTGTAATAAAGAGTTTGGATTGTAATTTGACCACAGACGTGTGTTATCACGATTGTGCATCAGAGCACAATTATTGGACGTATAATTTCAATGTATTTGTGTTTAAAGAGAAGGATCATCCCGGATTTAAAATTGAAGTGTACGATAAGACATTCAAAACTCTTTTACACGAAAAATCATTTCACAAAAACAAAAGATCAGTCTATTTGGATTTAAAGTCTAATATTGCTGAAATTACGTACAATCCGTATTATTCTCTTTTCTATGAAAAAGAGTTCATAGACAACGTTAAAGTTCGTGATGGAGATGTTGTGTATGATTTGGGTGCTAATGTTGGCGTGTTTTCGTTGATGTGTTCAAATTATGACGTGAAAGCTATATATGCATTTGAACCACAACCAGAGAATTTTAAATATCTCAAACAGAACTGTGATCGATATGGTAAAAATGTGACCTGTTTTGAAAAAGCAGTGTTCAACGATTTCAAACAACTGTCTTTTGGAGGCGGCGGATCAGTGGGTGGTTCTATAAAAGACACCGGAGAATATAAGGTTGATGGAATTAACTTGGAAAAGTTTGTACACGTCAACAATTTAAAGAAACCTACATTTTTCAAAATTGATATCGAAGGAGGAGAATACGATGTGTTATCCAGTACGTCAGATGAATTTTTTTCTGATACCCACACTATTCTGTTTGAATTTCATTATAACAACGGAACTAACGTTCAAACAGTTATTGATCGATTCACATCGATAGGGTTTACCGTTGCTTATTCTTCATCTCTTACGAGTTCCCTTGGAACAGTTTTTCTTACACGATAGAAAAAGTTGATTTCATTGAGATGTATGGTACACTGTTGATATGTTGTTGTATCAGACAGAGGTGGTGACAATTCTAAACAAAGCGTTGAATCAGTCAGCCCGTATTCGTAAGGGCACTGATGCTGTTTATCATTGTCCTAACTGCAAACATTACAAACGCAAGTTGGAGATAAATACCGTTACGGGAAAATATCATTGTTGGGTATGCGGTTTGTCTGGCACGTCATTAAAAACGTTATTTAAGAAACTCGGATTGTCATCGGAACTTCTAACACAAGTTCAGAGAAACACGCAGTCGTTAAAAAAACTTCCTCGTCCTGATTTGGATTTGGTTGTCAAACTGTTTACCGTTGAAACGGAAGAACCTAAACCTCAACTTTTTCTGCCAAGTGAATGTCGGTCGTTTTTTGAAGATGACATAACCTTGTTTGGAAAACATGCGCTGAACTATCTAAAACGGCGAGGTATAACAAAATACGACATTTTAAGATACAACATTGGATATTGTGAATCCGGTCAATATAAAGATCGAATTCTAGTTCCATCATACGACGAAAATGGAAACTTGAACTTCTTTTCAACAAGAAGTATTTATGAGAACGCAAAGATAAAGTATGTAAATTCGATGGTGTCGAAAGACATTATTGGCTTTGAAATGTTCTTAGATTACAATCAGCCAATCACATTGGTTGAAGGTGCATTTGATGCTATCGCAGTGCGAAATAATGCGGTTCCATTGTTTGGAAAAACACTTTCACATAAACTAAAATCCGCTTTTATCACACATCAAGTAAAGAAAGTAAATGTGGTTCTTGACAACGATGCTATGAGAGATTCAATTAGAATCTGTGAATTCTTGGCTAAAAACCACATTGAAACAAAACTAGTACAACTAGATGGTAAAGATCCATCTGATATTGGATTTGAAAAAACATGGGATATGATTAATTCATCCGACGTGTTGGATTTCGAATCACTATTCAAATTTAAACTAACAGTATAATATGGCTACACAACTAAAATGTTCCGTCACTAACTTCACCAACATTCTGCATGTTGCAGACATTCATATTCGATTGACAAAACGTCACGATGAATATGTTGATGTGTTTAACCGTTTGTATGACGCCGTTGATAAAACACCCAAAACCACAGTGGTTTGTGTATTGGGTGATGTGTTTCACAACAAAAGCGATCTTAGCCCCGAATGTGTGGAAATTGGGTCCAACTTTCTAAAGAATCTGGCAGATCGTCGCCCAACAGTTTTGATTGCTGGAAATCATGATGCTACTCTAGCAAACAAAAACCGAATGGATTGTTTGAGTCCAATCGTTAATGCTCTTCAACATGACAATCTGTTTTATTTGCGGGATACTGGCATCTATATTTTGGGAGATATATTGTTTAACACGTTCTCTGTGTTTGACGAACACAGTCCTGAAAAATATGTTAAGTTTGCAGATATTCCTAAGATCTATGTGAGAAACGCCAACCATGTTGTGGCGTTGTATCACGGAGGTGTAAACGATGCTGTAACAGACGTAGGATTCAGAATTACGAATCGTGCGATTGCAAACTCTTTGTTTGATGGTCATCATATTGCGTTGTTGGGTGATATTCACAAATATCAGATTCTTCAACAATATGACAATTCTCAAAGTTTGCCTGCTATTGTTTATTCTGGTTCTTTAATTCAACAGAATCACGGAGAAACTCTAAAAGGTCACGGATTTGTTTATTGGAACCTTGCCAACAAAGCATACAAACATATTGAAGTTCCAAACGACTACGGGTTTTATACTATTGACATCAATAACGGTGTTCTGGAAACGGATACCAAGGATATACCTAAGAAGACTCGTCTTAGATATCGTTGTTTTGAGACGTTGGCATCTGACACAAAATCTATTATAGACGAAATCAAAAAACAAACCGAGGTTATTGATGTAAGTTATATGCGAGTCGATAGTCCGAAATCGACTAAAAATGCTATTGTAAACTCATCTGATTTCAAAATCAACAGCATAACGGATGTTGATTATCAGAATGAATTGATCGCCAACTACATCAAAGAGAAGCATCCTACTGTTACGGAAGATGTTTTGAAGGCGGTATCTAAAATCAACCAAACTTTAAACTCATCAATTGAAAAAGATTCAAGTGTCAAGAGTATTCGTTGGAAGCCTAAGAAATTAGAGTTCGACAACATGTTTAGTTATGGTGAAGGAAACGTTGTTGATTTTTCAAAAATGACAGGAGTCATGGGATTGTTTGCCCCAAATGCTAGTGGAAAATCCACCGTATTGTCAGCATTGTCATTTTGTATATTTGATAAATGTGAACGAACTTTCAAAGCAGCGGAGGTCATGAATAGTCAAAAACAGTCGTTTAGATGCAAGTTCAATTTTGAAATTAACAAGATTGACTATTTCATTGAACGAAAAGGATCCGCTGATAAAAAGGGAAACGTAAAAGTGGATGTTAAGTTTTGGAAGGAAGAAAATGGACAAGTTATTGAACTCAACGGAGAGGCACGCAGAAACACCAACGACCTTATTAGAGATTATCTCGGAACTTATGATGACTTTATTTTGACCGTGTTGAGTATTCAAAACGGAAAAACAGGATCATTCATCAATTTAGGTCAGACCGAACGTAAGGATCTATTGGCGCAGTTTATGGGGTTGACGGTATTTGACAAACTCCACGAACTGGCAAACGAAAAGACAAAAGAAACATCGGTGTTGTTGAAAAATCTGTTGAAGACTGACCACGCATCGGAACTAGCGTCTCTTACTCAGAACATTTCTAATGCCGAATCTGTGATTGCAGTCACAACCAAGAATGTAGATAAGTTGACATCGGATAAAAATGATACCAACGATTCTCTCATTGAAGAAACAAAGAAGTTGATGAAAATTTCAAATACTTCGGTTGACATTGCTTCCATGGAACGCAATCGAATTTCTTTTGAAGAAAACATCAAAACTTACACATTACAAAACCAAACTGATAATACGACCATCGAAGATCTAAAACGTCAGTCTGTTCCTCTTGTTGAAAAGGTGGAGACGTTCAAAGATCAAGATCTGGAATCCAAGGTTAATGATTACACCAAATTGAAATCAGAGTTGTTGCTGGTTGAACGTGATATCGACAAAAAGAAAATGGTGGTTAACAATAAGCTTGAAAAGTTGAAGAAACTTGAGGACCACAAGTATGATCCTAACTGCGAGTATTGTGTAAACAATGTGTTTGTAAAAGATGCTATCAATACCAAAGCGGATCTTCAAAATGATAAAGTTGAAGTTGCTGCACTGTTTAACAAACAAAACGAATTGAAGAAACAAATTTTGGATCTTGAACCAAATGTTACGTTGCATCAGGAATACAAGACTTTGGTATCTAACATCGATAAGTTGAATGGAAACATTTCTACTGTAAGCATTCGTGTTGCAAAACGAGAGACTCAAATTGAAAAAGAAACAAATGCTCTAGACACAATAAAGACTCAAATCAAAGATTACTATGATTCAAAAGATGCAATCGAAACCAACAAAGTTGTTCAAACCACGATTGATAAGATCAAGCAAACAGTAAGGAATCTTGAGTTTGAGATCACACAATGCAATAAGACCATCGCTGATATGTCCGGGCGGGTCAATACATGGACATTTCAGAAGAGCAAGGTCGAAGACACACTCAAGGAGATAAAGACGATTGAGAAGGTAAATGCGTCATATAGCATGTATACCGAAGCAGTATCAAGAGACGGATTGCAGTATAACATCATATCCAAAGCTATTCCTGAGATTGAACGAGAGGTAAATACCATTTTAAGTCAGATTGTGGAATTTACGGTTTCACTTCAAACTGATGGTAAAAACGTATCTACTTTTATTGTCTATGAAGATAAAAAGTGGAAACTCGAACTGGCAAGTGGATTGGAACAGTTTGTGAGTTCTTTGGCAATAAGGGTGGCTTTAATCAATATATCGAATCTACCTCGTCCAAATTTCATTGCAATCGACGAAGGATTTGGATGTGCTGACGCTGATAATCTTGCTGTAATGAGTGTATTGTTCTCCTTTTTGAAGTCTAATTTTGACTTTATTTGGATCATCAGTCACTTGGATGCAATGAAAGATATGGTGGACAGTCGAGTCGAAATCCATAAGGATGGAGGGTTTTCAAGGATAAATTACGAATAAATCTATATGTATGTACTGTTAGGTCAGTACACATATGGCTATAATCTCTAATATACGAAAACGGGGTCAGGTACTTAATTTGGGTAGATTGGCGGTAGACATTGAAGACAATGGATATCTATCTAACTACTTTGTGTTGTCTGAATTTGAACCAAAGTTCTCTGGTGGAAAAAACACGTTTCTAATAAACGGATCTCCAAACTTATCAATAAATTCACCCGTTCAAATTGAGGTTCTTGACTCTAGCAACAATTCTTTGTATGTAGAGGTGGCACGATCAAACAGTATATCATATACTGAAGGCGGAGCATTGAGAGTTGCAGTTCATGTTTATAGTACCACACGTCAAGGAATAGGTAAGTTATATCTTGTTGGTACTACCCCTACAGGAAAAAAAGTAAGATGGACAGCTAACATTCAGATATACCCTACACTTGAGAATCATTCATCCGTGGTGTTTTACAAACCGCCGACATTGAAAATTGATTCATTGGTGAGTCCAGCAGGCAATTCAAAGTCTTCAATTGCTACCATCATAAAAACCGTATCGGGCGACTTTAAATCTTTTGCTGTCACTCCAAGAAAAGGCGACGATTACGGTCAATTTGATCCATCAAAACAAAACGTTGATTACAGAGCCGTTCTTACAATTAACTCAGGCGGAATCAATGGCAATCTCAATGTGTCGTCTATGGTTGAGTCTGAAATAGTGTTAACAATAACTCAGTTAAATGATGTCGGAACAGTTTCTATGACTTCAAAAAACATCATTTCAGAGGTATTAAACGATACTACCGTAAGATTGAAATATCCAATATACACATATGACAGTAGAAATAGAAAGATTATAGCTGATGTTACTGCCGGAACTTTTTCTGCTACTGTTGCTGATATTCCCTATGATGCTACTGCTACTACGTCATATTCACAATCTTTGGCGGTAGTAACGTATTCAAACATAGACACATTTAGCGGAAATGTCTATAGACACAAACTATATAGAAAGAGTTTGGTTTCGTCCGGAGACTATCAATTGATTGCGGATGCTCTTGTAACGCCGGTCGATATTCTATCAGATACCGTTTCTACCAATTCTTATTTTAGTTCATTGGGAAGTTTTCCTAGAGGATTTAATTCTGCAAATGAATTCGTTAATCATTATTGGTTTACTAAACCTACATCAATTACTATATCCAGAGATGGAACCAAATTGATGGATGGTATGTCTATTGTTAATTCCGGTGGACCTACTGACGAGGGATATGTCATAGTAAAAAATGATACTGATACCGATCCACTTCATATAAAAAATGGAGAGTATCATGCGTATACATTTCCTACAGATGCACAATCGTATGACAGTAATTTCATTTCATGTTCCGCAAACATTCCATATGAGTTGTCTTTCAAAGCTATTGTTACTAAGAACTCCGTCGATCTAACAAAAGATGCGTCTATTGGGTTTTACTTTACATCGTCTCAATATGATAAAATCTCTGCGGATTTAGACTTTGATCCACAAAAAGGGATAAGGTTGGGAGAACTAGTTCTTGGGTCGGGTACTTCATCGTTATATCAAGTAGACAATCCCATTTCATTTTACAGTCAATTTGCTAATGATTTTGCTGGAACGGTCGTGATTTATACAAAAAATTGTAATGCTACTGTTTCACAGATCACATTGAAAAATTATACGGATGTTTCTTTTTCTCCATCCATATTTGTTTCTACAATTCCATGTCCCGTTTCTGAGAAAAATCAACAGTTCAAATTCAAATCGGAATTATTTGATATCGATCATAAATTGGTGTATTCGAATCTTACTACCATTGCTGCTTTTGATCCGGATGGGGCAAGCATTGGTACAGCGACAGTATCATCTGGTGGTATAACCACTCCTGTTACTACCGATGTTGTGACTCCAACGGGGATAATATCAATAACTCCGTTTACTCCAACCGGAAAAGTTACTATTTCTGGAACGGACTATCCTCTTACTATGGATCAATCTTCTCCTGTAGGAACTGTCACTATAAACGCAATAAGTTGGACATCGGGAGTTCCTCTTCGACCTCCTAATGTGGCCGGCGCAACTCCGCCAGACGCTTGGTTAGACGTTGCTGGATACAAGGTTCCCGCATACAAGGCAACATAACATACTGACACTGTAATTTGGTAATATAAAAACACGTTGAAACAATAAAGGAATAGTTAAGTTATATGAAACATGCATCTGGAAAAAGTAATTTGTCAATCGTAAAAGATTACCTTGATGGTAATAGACCATTTGTTCAAGTAGGTTATACATCTGATTCGGATGTTGCTGCTAGAAAAAACGGTGAAATTTGGACCGACGTAAACGGTAAAAGGTGGATCAAGAAAAATGGATTCAAGAAGGCCATCAACAGTGTTAATGCAGCAACTGTAGATGCTACTAAACAGGTCTGTAAAGATTGTTCCATGGAAATAAAATGGGGTAATAGATACGATCAGATATTTTTCAATAAGACAGGCAGATGTCAGGAGTGTGTTGCTAAATATGAATCGAAACTCAGACTTCAAGGTAAGTTCGAGGACTATGAACAAAAGAAGTATTTTAGCAATCAACTGAGTATTTCTAGAGAATTGAAAACCAAGATCGATGAAAGTATTTCATTTATTGAAAACAACAAGAAGATTTCATTTCCAAACGGAGATGGAACATCGGATGAGTGGACAATTGAGAGACGTGATTTGATCATTAAGGATCTAAAAAAAGATCTGAAGAAAATCAATAAAAGTATTGCTACTCTTGAGAAGTCACTGAAAGGTTTGAGTCATGTCGAATGATAGGTCATTACGAGATATAATCAAGGCTGAGTACAAAAAGTGTCTTGAGAATCCGATGTATTTCATGAAGAAATACGTCAAAATTCAACATCCAAAAAGAGGTACGATTCCGTTTGAGCTGTATCCTTTTCAGGAATCGGCTTTGCAGGATTTGATCGACAATGACTACAACATCATTCTGAAAAGTCGTCAGTTGGGTATCACCACATTGAGTTCTGCATATAGTTTGTGGTTGATGATTTTCCATAGTGACAAAAACATTCTGTGTATTAGTATTACTCAAGAGACCTCAAAAGAAATTGTTACACGTGTTAGGTTTGCTAACGACAACCTTCCAAGTTGGTTGAAAGTGGAATGTGTAGAAGATAATCGTTTGAGTCTTCGTCTCAAAAATGGATCTCAAATCAAAGCAGTTTCATCTTCTGGAACCGCCGGTCGTTCGTCTGCTCTGTCAATGTTGATTATTGACGAAGCTGCATTTATTGATAACATCGATGATATTTGGACATCTGCACAATCCACTCTATCAACGGGAGGTAAAGCTATTGTTCTATCAACACCAAACGGTGTGGGTAACTTTTTCCATAGAACATGGGTTGAAGCTGACGCTAAAAAGAACAAATTTCATACGATTAGATTGCCATGGTCTCTTCATCCAGAACGAGATCAAGTTTGGAGAGATGAACAAACAAAACTTCTCGGACCAAAGATGGCAGCACAAGAATGCGATTGTGACTTTGCTACATCAGGTAATACGGTCATTGAAGTTCCGGTTCTTGATTTCTATAAACACAGCAAAGTTCGTAACCCTGTAGAAACAAGAGGCATAGACAAGTCACTGTGGATTTGGGAGTATCCTGATTATACTCGGTCGTATCTTGTTTGTGCGGACGTTGCCCGTGGTGATGGTGGAGACTTTAGCGCATTTCACGTGTTGGATATTGATACCATGACGCAAGTGGCTGAATACAAGGGTCTGATATCTACAAAGGACTATGGAAATCTGTTGGTAAACATTTCTACTGAATATAATACTGCGTTGTTGGTGGTAGAAAATATGAATGTCGGGTGGGGTGCAATTCAACAGGTCATAGATCGTAAATATCCTAATCTATTTTACAGCAGTTCTGATTTGAAATATGTGGATGTTGAAAATCAAATGTCCAACAAAATCAACGCACAAGAGAAGAAGCTTACGCCTGGATTTACTACCACATCTCTTACTCGACAGCTGATCATTTCTCGATTGGAAAGTTACATGAGAGAGAAAGAAGTGAATATTCAGTCGGTTAGAACTATTGATGAGTTTTACACGTTTATTTGGAATAACGGTAGACCTGAGGCAATGAAGAATTATAACGACGACTTGGTAATGTCGCTGGGAATCGGATTTTGGGTTAGAGATACTGCTTTGAAGTTGCGTTCACAAGCAACTGAGCTTACAAAAAGTATGTTATCACACATAAATGTATCAAAGTCGGATGGCGGTCCGGTTTATACAACAAAGACTGCTATGGGTAAACATTCATGGGAGATGCCGACGGGTGTTGCAGGGACAATGGACCAAAAAGAGTCTCTAACTTGGTTATTATAAGGAAGACACACTATTTATTTAACGAAATATGGCAGAACTACCTACAGATTTAAAAAGCAGATCATTATTTGCAAGACTAAAGCGTCTATTTTCCACAGACGTTATTGTTCGTAACATTGGTGGTAAAAAGCTAAAGGTTGTAGATACCGATGAGGTTGCATACGCGACTGATAGAAACACTCTTCGTGACCGTTTCAATCGTATTCGTACATCTGCATATAATCAATACAGCAGAGATTTTACACTCAGTTATCAAGCAGCACGTATCGAACTCTTTAGAGATTATGATACTATGGACATGGATCCAATTCTAAGTTCTGCTCTAGACATTTATGCGGATGAATGTCTGACCCGTAATGAATTGGGTGACATGTTGATCATTAAGAGTCCGAATGATAATATCAAACAGATTCTTCGTAATTTGTATTACGACATCATGAATATCGAGTTTAACCTTTGGAGTTACACTCGTAACATGTGCAAATACGGTGATTTTTATCTTCGATTGTACATTTCACCAGAATACGGTGTTTACATGGTGGAACCAATTAGTGCTTATAACGTTACCCGTGTTGAAAATAGTGATCTATATAACAAGAACTATGTTAAGTTCCAAGTTAATTTGCCAGACGGTGGTAAAGTGGAAGATTTGGAAAACTATCAAATTGCACATTTTCGTTTGTTGAGCGACAGCAACTTCTTGCCATATGGTAAGAGTATGTTTGAAGGAGCAAGACGTGTTTGGAAACAACTTTCATTGATGGAAGACGCAATGTTGATCCATCGTATTATGAGAGCGCCTGAAAAGCGTATCTTTAAAATTGACGTTGGTAATATTCCTCCCAATGAAATCGATAGTTACATGGAAAAAGCCATCAGTAAGATGAAGAAGGTTCCATACATTGATGAGAGAACGGGTGATTACAATCTTAAATTCAACCTTCAGAACATGGTTGAAGACTTTTACTTGCCCGTTCGTGGTGGTGATAGTGGTACATCTATTGATACATTGAGTGGAATGGAATTCACAGGAACCGATGACATTGAGTATCTAAGAAACAAGATGATGAGTGCATTGAAAATTCCAAAGGCATTCTTGGGATACGATGAATCACTATCTGGTAAAGCTACATTGGCTCAAGAGGACGTTCGTTTTTCTCGTACCATTCAACGTATTCAACAAATCATCATCAGTGAATTGACTAAGATTGGTATCGTCCACTTGTATTCACAAGGATATAGAGATGAAAGTCTGGTGGAGTTTAGTCTTGAACTTACAAATCCATCTACTGTGTATGAAAAGGAAAAAGTTGCAATTTGGACTGATAAGGTCAGTGTCGCAAAAGACATGATCGAAAACAAACTTTTCAGTAAAAAGTGGGTATATCACGAAGTATTTAACATGTCGGAAGATGATGCTGATGCACTAAAGAACGATATTATTGATGACGCAAAACAAGCATATCGATTCAAGCAAATTGAAGAAGAAGGTAATGATCCAGCAAAATCATTCCAAAAGGTAAATAAGGATGGATCGACGGCTAAATCAGGGGAAAGTGGTGGAGGTGAACCAGAACCAGAACCAAGTGGTGGAAAAGAACCTTCAGATGCAGGATCTCCTCCGTTGAAGGAAAAGAAAGATGAATATGAAAGACCGTCCCAAGTTGGATTGAAAAAAGCATCTAACTATCCATTTGGAGAAGATCCTTTGGGTAATTTGGAAAACAATAGTAAATCTAGATCAAATCCTATATCACACGCATATGCTGGAGGTTCACCTTTTAGTCTTGAAGCTGTTCTTCCTGACAAAGATCTAATGAAATTGGACTCGTATCTCAAAACTGTCAAGCAGGAAAAGAAAGAACTAATCTCTGAAAATCAACAAAAATCCATTATGGATGAAACCAACATATTGGAATAACAAATATGGGAGTTTCAATAAACATTGATATATTTATAACTTATAACTAACAGTATGCATAAATCTAAGCATTCAAAGTTCAAAAATACGGGAATTTTGTTTGAGCTGCTTACCAGACAGATCACGGCCGATATTCTTGCTGGTAACGATCATTCAGCTGCAAAACAAATTCTTTTCAAGTATTTTACAGAAAATACTGAACTGGGCAGGGAGTATCAACTTTACAATTTTCTGTTGAACGAAAAGGCAAGGGACGTGACACACGCCGATAGGATCGTAAATGTGGTGTTGGAATCTCGCGCAAAATTGGATGATAGAAAGTTGGCTCAACAAAAATATGATCTAATTAAAGAGATCAAAGGTGTGTATCCAATTGAAAGTTTCTTGAAGGGTAATATCAAAAACTATAGAGTGTTGGCATCTGTATACAAGATACTTGAAAATCGTTCGTCTGCCAGAACCGATGTCAATGATATTGTTAAAGCAAGAGAATCCGTTACCGATTCTTTGGTAAACAAACTTTCTCGCAAGAGTGACGCTGAGGAAAAGTTGGTTGAATACTATAAACAACAAAGCGAAGATATTAGATTAATCGCATACAAGATTTTGTTGGAAGGTATCAATAACAAGTATAAAGATTTCGACGAAAATCAAAAGAAACTTTTGAGAGAGTATATTCTCAACGTTTCAAATACCAATGCTCTTTCAAAATTTGTTTGTGAAGAGGTTGAGAAGATTAAGTCACAACTGTCTGTATTTGCGTCAAATATCAATGACAACGATGTTGTCAAGATTAAACTCAATGAAATTTCCAAGGTTTTGAGTCGTATCAAACCGTCCACAGTTGTTAAAGACAGTCATGTTATGACACTGATGTTGTCTTACGAACTTATCAAAGAACTAAGCAATTTGAAGTAATATGAGTGAACAAAAACATAAAACCGCAAAATTGATCACCGGCGAAGATAAATTGAAAGAACTTATCAAGTCGATCATTCGTAAAGAATTGGAAGAAATGACCGGCACGAGCGCAATTGGTGCTGTAACTGGACCAGCAGCATTTTCAGAGAAAGGTCAGTCTCATGGAAAGAAAGCAACCGACGCAATGACGAGTATGGGTTTTACTGTTGCTAAAGAAATCGACGAAAAGAAAGTCGGAAAGAAGGTCGGAAAGAAGTCAAAGTTGGATCCAGTGGGTAAAGAAGATGACGATGTTGACAATGATGGAATACCAGCAACAGATTCAGATGAGTATTTGTTGAGACGACGTTTGGATGTGTCAAAAAAGACTGGAAAGAAGGATGCGGTAAAGAAAATCAAAAAACATCTTGATGACCTTGAAAAGTTGGACGAAGCAGTTTCTCGTTATAATCGTTTCAAGACTCATCCGATGAAGGACAGATCCAAGATTTCTATGGTGGTACAAGAAATCACCAAAATGTTGAGAGAAGTGGATTTTTTGATGACTGTCAACGAAAAACTTAAGACTGAACTAAATATTCCAAAGGACGATTTGTGGAAGCGTACTGAGGTACGTATTGCTGAAATTCGTAGTCGTCTAAAGTCGCTTGAATCAAGACTCAAAACATTTCACCGATAATATGATTTCTCTAGTCAAATTGATCATGGAACAAGAACCAGTCGTTGCCCCAGCACCATCTACTGCTGGCGGACAACCTATGCCCTCTGGTGCTATTGACTATAATGTTAGTGCTGATTTTTCGGATTTTGAAAGCAAAATTGCTAATGCTACCGAACAATCAAAAGCAGCATTTCTTCGTAATTTGAACGCTCGAGTTCTGGGAAAGAAAGTATCCATTCAGGCATCAAAAGGATACGGTCAACCAATTCGAGACTATGTTATTTCTGTTACAGGCACAAGTTTGGATTATTTCTATGACCGTTATGTTGTCATTTTTCGCGACGAACATGACAAGGAGTATTTTCTGAAAACTGGTTTCAAGATTACAATTCTTGGTCAAGGAGAACCGTTAAAACCAAAGAGGGAAAAGAAACCTAAGGTATCAACTGAACCCTCTGTTAAGCCGCCAGGCACTCCTCCAGGAGTTCCTGCTGCTCCAAAACAACCTCCTGTAGTGCCTACACAACAAAACCCAAAATAATATGGAAAACATAATTTCTAAAACAACCAATGATTTGTTGGTAAATTGCATCTGGTTTGAACCAGCTAAAGGCAATTTGAATGAATCATTTGATGATCCCGATTCTACGGTGATCGTTCAAGGTGTTTTGCAAAGAGCTAACGTAAAAAATCAAAACGGTCGTGTTTACCCAAAAGATATTTTGCAACGTGAAGTTCAAAAATACGATCAAAACTTTGTGAAAGAACGTCGTGCGTTGGGTGAGTTGGATCATCCAGATAGCAGTGTAGTAAATCTACAAAACGTAAGTCACAACGTGGTGGAAATGATGTGGAATGGTGATGATTTGGTTGGCAAGGTAGAACTTCTTCCAACTCCAAATGGTAACATTCTCAAACAACTTTTTAAGGCAGGAATTAAACTCGGTATTAGTAGCCGTGGACTCGGAAGTGTTCGCAAGAACGTAAGAGAAAACGCAGATGAAGTTCAAGACGATTTTGAACTAATCGCGTTTGATTTTGTAAGCAATCCTTCGACTAGAGGTGCTTTTTTGTTTCCAGCGGAACAACTAAAAGAATCTGTAGAACGTCAGATTGCAAACAGATATGAAAAGGTAGAGAGTTTGATTCGAGACATTATATCTGAAATTAAGTAATTTTATGACTGATACAACACTTATCATCGAAAATTTGTATTTTAAACAACTTCTCAACGAAGAAGTTGCATTCAACGAACAATATAGTTCTTTGCTGGGTGATCGTACTCAAGAATTTTTTGAATATTATCGTGACGGACTGAATGTCCAGAAAGAATTGATTCTTGCATTAGAGTGTGTCGAAATTAGTGAGAAGATTCTTCAAGAGAAGTTTGGTGATCAGTTTGCTGCGAGAGTAGCGGGTCTTGGTTCAAAGGCAACAACTCTTGTTGGAAAACTTGCTACCGGAGCAGGATTAGGCGGTAAACTTGGTAATTGGGCACAAAACAAGTTAGATATTAATGTAGATAAAGATGGTAGTGTAGCATATATTAACGCCAGAAATAAGAATTTCACAAGAAGTTTGGGTGATTATCTCGGTCAACTAAAAACATTTGACAATACTATACCAGATAAAATTGGTTTGGTTCCTGTACAGAAAAGTGGATGGTTGAAAGGTATTGCTCAAAAAGGTGGACAAGTTTTGAAAGGTGGTAGTAGTTTGGCATTAGCTGGAGTAGGTTTGCCAGGTGCTGCACTTATCGGAACCGCATTTGCTGGTGCAAATGGTGTACAACAATTGACCAACAAACTCAATGAAGTGTTTGATGCTCAATGGAAGAAAATTCAAAATACACAACCTGTTCAAGACTTTGATCGTTTGTTTGAAGAAAAGAAACAATCTTTACGTAATAAGTTGTCAAAAACAGACAAAGAGGGTAAAGAAACTTCAAAGATTTTACAATCAGTTGATGCATTGGCAGAATATGCAAAAAAGAATCCAGGCAAATCTGGTGTTATTATTGCATTGATGACGACTACTATCGGTTTGAGTGCGGGTACATTGGGACTTGGTATTCTTACTGCAACTCAATTGCCAATTCTTACTAGTGCAGTTGCATTCTTCTTGAGAACCGGTTTGGGATTGTTGAAAGGTGAAAGTGCATCAACAGCAGTTGGTGGTGCGTTGAAAGCAGCAGCTGTTGGTTGGATTACAGGAAAACTTATCAGTACCGTGGTTGGTCCAATCTTTGATAATATGATCAAAGTGCCACAACCAGCAATACTTCAACCAGATGTCATTAATAAAGTTACTGATGCAACTGGCAAAGGATGGGTACATGAAAAGTTGAAGTTGTATACCAACTATCAACAACATATGGTTGGAGGCGTTACAAATAAAGGAACCATATTTCAGGGATTCAGCGGTAAAAGTTTTTCATCCGGTCAAAGTATTGATATGGATATAGTAACAACTCCAGAGAATGCTGCTTATATTAAATCCATGTCGGATAATATTAATAAGTTGAGTGACGATGCTTGGAATGTGTTTAGATCAGGGGATCAAGCTGGTGCAGAAACAATTATAAATAAAATTCCACAACAATTATCTGAAATCAAAAAGGTAATTAGTCAAATTGCAAACGACCCTAACAATACCAAGCTTGTAAATGCATTTAAAAATTATGACGCTGTTATGGCAGCAAATAATGATGCACAAGCCGCAACAAAAGCATTTAATGATATTTACTTGGGAGTAACACAGGGTGCTGCAAGTGGTGTTGCAGGTGCAGCTGGTGGTGCAATTGGTGCAGGTGCATCAGTTGGTGCATCCGGAAAACCCCCAGTTATCAAAGAATCATTTAAACTTTCTGATATTGTTAAATCAGTAATGTCTGAAGCTGAAGCAGCTGCTCCAGGCGCAGTTCCTCCTGTTCTTCCAGGCAACCCTCCTGTGAATCCAGACAAGTTATCTGGAAATCAACAAGACGCAGTTGCAAATTTAAAGAAGAATATTGATAAAGAAATCCGTGGATACATCAAGGATGTTGCAAAGACCTTTAAAATAAAAGGTAAAACTACAACTGAATTGTTAGACGGATTAAGAAAAGAACCAAAGGCAAAATCTGCTGTTGAAATTATTGATAGTATTCTTGGAGAGTTTCCAAAGTATAAATTGGAGTTTCCAAAAGATGTCGTTGTAGATGATAAAGAAGCATCCACTCCACCTACACCAGCAACACCAGACGGCGGCGGTGGAACAACCCCAGGCGGAACAACCCCAGGCGGAGGTGGTGGTGGAACAACCCCAGGCGGAACAACCCCAGGCGGAGGCGGAGGCGGAGGTGGTGGTGGAACAACCCCAGGCGGAACAACCCCAGGCGGAGGCGGAGGTGGTGGTGGAACAACCCCAGGCGGAACAACCCCAGGCGGAGGCGGAGGTGGTGGTGGAACAACTCCGGGCGGAACAACTCCCGGTGATGGTACAACTCCTGCTGGTGTATCTAACGGATTTACTACATATTTGACGGCATTGAAAGGTAGTCCTTTACTTTCGGGTGGTCTACAATCGAGAATTCAAAAACTTTTGAAGGGAGATCAAAATGATCCTAAGAATGCAAAGTATGTAAAATCATTGGTGATCGCAATCAAGAATGCTTTGGAAAATCCAAAGTACAAAGCTGAAGTGATGAAGAAACTCGGCGGTAATGTTAACGCTCTCAGAAAATCAATGTTGGCTGAAACTATGACGAGTGCTGACATAGTTGCATTTACAAAAGAGGTTAACACTCTTCTTCCAAACATCATCGGATTGACATTTGAACTTCGTCAAATGGTGAATAAGAAGAATCCTAATGTTGTTAAAGAAGATGAATCCGCTGTTGCTGCGTCTTCGACTGGCACTGAGATTGATGCAAGTGATATCAAACAAGTAAAATTGTTCTTGTCACGATTGATCGATCTTTCTACTTTGCTCAAATCATTTGATCCTATAAAAGCAACCAAGGCATCGTTGAAACCCATCATCTCAGTGGTATTGGATATAAACGACATGATCGTTGGTACAAGCGGCAAGAAGGGTCTAGGCAAGGTCGATAAGACAATTGACAGTGCATTCCAAGGAATCGATATTCTCGGTGGTACGGATGCAGCAAAGACTGCTGATGCTGGCAAAGAAGCTGAGAAGACTTCTGATTCATTCAAACCAAAAGAAAAGACTATTATTAGAGCAAAGGCAGAAGAAAAACCGTTGACACCAAACTCTATGTATCAATATTACAATGGAGAATGGAATTACGTATCTAAGAATGGATCACAGGCAATTGATCCTGAAAAAGGTAAGAATTATATTGACAAGCTTAATTCTCTTGCTAAATCGGGCCGTGATGATACCGATGATGTATTGAAGTTGAGTTACTCTGACAAGACGTTTGATCAGTCTCCTGCTTTCAAGAATCTTAAGGAAGAGTTCATTTCACCTGAGATCTATAGAGAGTTCTACAAGTAATAATAACATGAGTCGTTGAACAACGACATCCACGCACGAAAAAACCCACCGAAACAAATCGGTGGGTTTTCTTTTTATATGAAACTCAACTTACTCCATATTGAAATAACGTTCTAGCAACATACCACATTCTTTGTACATGGTTTGCATACCCTTCATTTGTTGGTCACAGTCTGTTGCTGACTTCTTGAACTCTGCTGCAAATTTCTTGATTTCTGAGGTGTTTCTACGAATGGTCTTTTCTTCAAACCATGCGTTTTCGTCGTTGTTACCTTCGTGAAGTTTTTCGGTCAGATATGCTTCGGCAAGATCTCCGATATTGGCCATTTTTGTGGCAACTTCCATAAGTTTTTTACGTGCTTCCAATACTTCGTTGTAACGGTTATATTCCATTACCAATTCTTGGAGCATTTTCTTTTGTTCTTTTGACAATCCACGATTGATTACAGCTTCTTCTGCTTGACCGTGTTTGCTTACTTGTGTCACGTCTTGTTTCAATGGAGACAGTGGCGCTGCTGGTGGTAGGTTTTCGAGAATGGTTTTGAGTTTCATATGCTTGTATAAATATAGTCTTTCAGTCAATTTATCGGTTAAAGTATCAAAATAATCCAAGAGGCCGGGATTACTTTCTGTACCCATCAATTGGTTAAATGTTTTTTCTAACTTGAAATCATCTTGAACGTTTTCTCTTGATTTCTTTTCTAGTATCCATTTATGGTCTTTGGTTCTTGAAATACGACGAACAAAGTTTTGTGGTTCTCCGTCTCCAATAGGAAGAATATCTTCTTCCATATAATATCCATCTTCACCATGTTTCTCGGCCGAGAAACCCATGCTTGCAAACAACTCAATGTCATTGATTTTCCAGTCTTTTAGTGCAACCAATGTTGGATGTGGTTGTTTTTCCTCAAACGTTTTGTTTGTATGAGTTGTTGTTCTACCACCACCTTTTTGAATAAGATGTGGATGTTTTCCTTCCTTATTTGGGTTGTGGAGATTAATAATATGTGTTGCGGTATCCATATGTTACAATCTTATATCTTCGTTTACGTCTTTTAGGAAGTTGATAAAAAGTTCAACATCTCCCTGTGTGGTAGTGAAACTCTGTGATGTTTTTTCTATCACTTTTTGTTTCTTTTGTTCGGGTGTTGGTTGAGGAGCAGTCGGTTTTGGTTGTTGACCTGTAGGAGGAACATCGGCTTCTTTTAACTCATCTCCTGATCCGTCCTTTTTTGGTTCCTCTGCTGGCTCTAACAATGTAAACGATTTGTACATCATTGTTTCACCAACACGAATCTTTTTAATGACCGTAGTTTTATTGGTTTTTACTTCTGATCCATCTGACATCACCCCTTCGACGCTCTTGTAACGTATTTCAAATATGCTTTTAGCAAAAGGAGCGGGGAGATTTGGAATTAGTGTTGCATCTTTTTCTTTCTGAGTAAATGAGATACCAATGTTTTCTGGCAGTTTCAAATAGTTTTCAAAGTTTGCAACTTCAATGTCTTTGCTATCCGAAATATTGCTATCATCGTTTTCATTCAAGATTTCATTTACAATGTCAGCAACTATTTCTTTGAATCTGGTTTTAGCAAAATCAGATAGTTGGTCATCCGTCATGTGTAGAAGAGGACGCACTTTTGATTGTAGTCCTTTTGGAAGACTAGAAATGCTTTTTTTGCCCCTTTTAATGGATAGGGCAAGTCCCATCAGACGTTGTTGTGCTGGTGTTTTTGATGGCATAATACTCGTAATGTATAAATAGACACTAATACATACAAATCTCAACATTTTTATTCGTTTCGAATTTTTGTATATATTTATTTCAAAATGCAACAACCTCTTTGTTGCCAGACGAATACCAATTCTCATTGAAGTTCCTCCCCAATAACTTCAGAACTAAAGGAAATCACAATTATGTCAGATCTATTGAAAGAAGCGCTTGCGGACGCTAAAGCTGTTCGTGCTACTGCTCTTGCTAACGCAAAAGTAGCACTTGAAGAAGCTTTCGGTGAACGCATTCAAGCTATGTTTGCAGAACGACTCAAGAATGAAGTCGCTGAAGAAGAAAACGTTGTTCCATCCGCAATCGGTCATGGTGACAACAAGAAGCCAGTTCAAGAACCAAAGACGGAAAAGGGTTCACAACATTTTGATGGTCATCTTGAAGAAGAAGGTCATCAGACCGAAGATCCAGGCCACTCTGCTGGTCACGTCGCTGGTTCGATGGAAGAAGAGGGAGTAGAGGAAATCACCGATGCTGATTTGGCAGAAATTATTGCTGAGTTGGAGAAGGAAGGTGGACTCGATGAAGAGGGTGAAGTTGCTCCCGCAGATCCAACCGCAGTTGCTCCTGTAGCACCTGCCGTTCCAGCAGATCCAACCGCAGTTGCTCCTGTAGCACCTGCCGTTCCAGCAGATCCAACCGCTGCTGTACCATGTGATCCTACTATCGCTCCAGCCGCACCTGTTGCTCCAGCAGATCCTACTGCTGTTGCTCCTGTGGCACCTGTTGCTGAAGAGGAAATGGAAGAAATCAACCTCGATGAACTTCTTGCTGAACTCGACGGAGAAGAAGGTAAAGAAGGTTCCGAGGGTGAAATGCACGTCGATGAAAGTGCATGGGAAGAACAACTTCAAGAAGTCACCGCAGAACGTGACGAAGCAATGAAGACAGTGCAAATTTTGCGCAACCAAATCAATGAAGTTAACTTGCTAAACGCTAAGTTGCTTTATACTAACAAGTTGTTCAAGCAATATAGTTTGAACGCTGAACAGAAGATGAAGGTTGTAGAGAATTTTGACCTCACTACGAATGTACGTGAAGTCAAGTTGACATACGCAATTATGGCCGAATCGTTTAATTTGGGTGGATCAGTTGTCAAGAAAAAGAATACAACTGCAACTACTATCACCGAAGGTTTGGCAAGTAAGGCAGTTGCAAGTACAAAGCCATCACAAGAAATTGTGTCTGGTGGTAACAAGATGGCAGAGAGATTTAAGACACTCGCTGGTATCAATAAGTAATCTAACGTCTTAACAACAAATTAAACAAGGATAAATAATATGAGTGATATGAAGTCGCTATTGACAACAAATATGAATCCACAGGCAGAGCTTATGGCCAAGACCCGTGGATTGACATCAAAGTGGGAAAACACAGGTTTGCTTGAAGGCCTAAAGGGCGTTGAGAAGGCAAACATGAGTATCTTGCTTGAAAACCAAGCAAAGCAATTGCTTGATGAAGCAACCTCAACAGGTACTTCAGCAAACAGTGAACAATGGGCAGGCGTTGCTCTCCCACTCGTTCGCCGTGTGTTCGCAGAAATCGCAGCTAAGGAGTTCGTTTCGGTTCAACCAATGAACCTCCCAAGCGGTCTTATCTTCTATCTTGATTTCAAGTATGGAACCAACAACGGTGTGTTCACCAAGGACACCAGCAACAACTACAGTTCGTTGTTCGGTGGTACTGGAACCAAGCTAGGTTCAACCGATTCCGCTACTGGCGGTCTCTATGGTCCTGGTCGTTTCGGTTACTCGGTCAATGACCAATCCACAATTGTAAGTGCTTCACGTGCTGCTGTAAGTACATTGGAGGGTGTTAACTTCGATGCAAACTACAGTGCTTCAGTTGCTTCTGGTAAGGTTTACACCTTGACCACAACCAACTTCTACAGTGCTTCTAGTGCTGCAGGTAACGTGTTCGATGCAAACGGAGTTCGCTCCTTCACCATCGCAGGTAGTGGTATTACTACATACTTCCCACAATTCACCGAGATCAACGGTTCTGAAGTAACATTCGTTGTTTCTGGTTCAAACCCTGCTTCGGCAAGTTTGACCGTTAACTACAGTGTCCAACCTAAGGACAGTAACCGTGGTGACTTCGAAGACACAACCGGTGACGGAACCAGTGCTCCTTCTATCGGTATTCCAGAAGTCAACCTAGAGTTGAAGAGCGAGCCAATCGTTGCTAAGACTCGTAAGTTGAAGGCAGTCTGGACCCCAGAACTCGCTCAAGACTTGAATGCTTACCACAGCATTGACGCAGAAGCAGAATTGACTGCTTTGTTGTCTGAGTACGTTTCGATGGAAATCGACTTGGAAATCCTAGACATGTTGATCACCAACGCACCAGCAGTAACCACTGCACGTTGGAGTGCTAAGATCAACCGTGAAATCAGCGACAGCGGCGTCATCACTGACACCACTACTGCTGGTACAGGTGGATATTACACCAAGTCAACTTGGTTCCAAACACTTGGTAACAAGATCCAAAAGGTCTCGAACAAGATTCACCAGTTGACACTCCGTGGTGGTGCTAACTTCCTTGTCTGCTCACCAGACGTTGCAACAATCTTGGAGTCAATTCCAGGTTTCGTTGTCAACACCGATGGTGACAGTGCTAAGTTCGCAATGGGTGTAAGTAAGGTTGGTAGCTTCGCAAGTCGCTTCCAAGTTTACAAGAATCCATACATGGTTGAAAACACCATCTTGGTTGGTTTCCGTGGAAACAACTTCCTCGAAACCGGTGCAGTGTATGCTCCATACATCCCACTAGTCCAAACTCCATTGGTCTATGATCCAGTGAACTTCACTCCACGTCGTGGTGTGATGACTCGCTACGCAAAGAAGATGGTCCGCCCTGAGTTCTACGGCAAGATTCTTGTCGGCGATCTCGATCAGGTCTAATCTTGATTGTTGTAGTCGGATCAACCGATTAAATCAAACCCCGCTCTTCGGAGCGGGGTTTTTGTTTGTGGCAATACTACTTATTTGACAAAGTGTTATATCATGAATAAGATCTATTTGCCTATTAGAAAATGGCCATACAAAATAAAAGAGGTTGTATCCGATTGGAGAGGATTTGAGAATTACATGCTTTCAATAGTCGATGTATTCAAAGTAACAAGAAATTCGGCATTGGAATTCGGAGTGGGGTCAGGATATAGCACAGATGTTTTATCAAAGTTATTCAACCATGTTGTTGGTGTGGATTCGTATATCAGTGATAGAATTAGTCAAGAACAAAAATACATGATTTACGAAACTGCATGTAAAAAGTTCAATAATACCAATGTTGATTTGGTAAGAAAATCTTACATTGAGTATATCAAATCTGAAACTAGAATGTTTGATTTGATTCACGTAGATCTGGGAGATCATCCTACTGATGTATATGAGTGTACTGAGTGGTCGGTGCAACATTCTAACGTGGTTATTCTTCCCAACACATATTCGTGTGAAAATATAGATAAAGTTTGTATAGACATTTCAGCAAAGTTCAATATGAACTATTTCAACATAAAAGATGGTTACGGACTTGGAATTTTGTACAGACAAACTTAAATGTGAACGGTTTGCTAGTATTTTTAATATGTATAGTACATGATAAAACTGGCAAATTTACTAGCTGGGGACGATTACGTCGTAAGTCCTATGAAATTAACTGTCACAACGGTTGTTTCAAACGATCTTAAATTTCATTTGGATAAAGGATTGTCTTTGACTGAAAATGTTTTTCGTGCTTATTCAGAGAAGTATTTTGAACTTATCAGTGAAGTTCGTGATTTGTATGAAAAGGATTTGATCGAAATCAACGATGATGATCTTGATTTGATTGAAAGTGACATAGGTCAAACTGCGATATACGAAGGTAGAGAAGTATTTTTGGATGCGCCATTGGAAGAAGATGAAGATCATCTCCATGAAGTCAAACATCGAGGTCGTACCGTACATCTAAATCGTCCTTTTAGGACTTCGGGCGGAGCAAAGAAGTTTGCTGTATATGTTAAAACCAAGAAGGGTACTATAAAGAAGGTATCGTTTGGAGATCCTAAAATGAGGATCCGTGCTAGCAGTGCTGCTCGTAGAAAGAGTTTTAGAGCTAGACACAAATGTAGTCAGAAAAAAGATCGCACAACTGCAGGATATTGGAGTTGTAGAAGTCATCGAATTAAAAGTTTAGGTACACACAGCAAGGGGAGATATTGGTAATATGTTGACCGAAAATAGATTTGTAGAAAAGGGATGTCTGATGGCCAGAGTGAGTCCTACTTACGGACCCCATATTGTCAAATTGGGAAAAACGGTAATTCCCCCTGAGATACTTTACACGGATCCAGAAGATCCTACATATGGATACAGCGAAGAACCTCATGTTACTCTTAAGTATGGATTTATTCCTGACTTACAGAAGCGAGATGTTGCACGCATTTTGAAACACATGAAACCATTTGAGGTGGTGTTAAAATCATTGACTCAATTCAACAACGAAAAATATGACGTGGTAAAATTCGACGTTGAAAAGAATGATCAACTTATGGAGATTCGAAATAGATGTGATAAGTATCCAAATGAGGATTCGTATCCAGACTATCATCCCCACATGACTCTTGCTTATGTTAAGAAGGGAAGTTTTTCACATATTCGTGAAGGATTAAAAATCAAAGTTCCTATTACAGGATTCAAATATAGCGGTCCACAATGTTCATTTTACGTAAATTTCTAAAACTATGAAGCTCACAGAATTAAAAAGTCTAATCAAAGAAGTGATTAACGAAATCGACTGGTCATCTCCCGATCTAGGTGATGCAAAAATTACTAGATGTATGACGATGGATCAGGTAGTAGGTTTTTTCAACAGTGAACTAAAAAGAGTTTCTGTTGGGGGAAAAGCATCTCTCGGAATGCCACGCATTTCCAAAGGAAACATCAAATTGAAACTTGGTACAAGTGAAATTGATATTCCAGCATTTGCCAAGTTGTTGACCACTCCGCCTAAAACTATTTTTGACGAAGGAGAAAAATCAAAACACTCATCGGGTCAGGGAATTTTGACAATCAATACAGGCATTCCTGCTCTTCGTGGATTTGTTTATGACAAGGATGATGCTGAAAAACCATTCAAGGTGGTTAACACATGTCCAGCAGCAGGATCGTGTGCGTTGGATTGTTACGCTCTACAAGGCTTCTACATCATGAATGATGGAAAGAATATCAAGTTGGCACAACGTCTTCAACAAATACTTCAAGATCCAGACTCATATGTCAAACAAGCATATTCAGAAGCTGAATTGTATGCTTTCAAAGCAAAGAGAGAAGATAACATATTGAGTATTCGTTGGAATGATGCTGGCGACTTTTTTGCTCAACGATATTTTGACTCTGCGGTTAAAGTTACTAAAAAACTATGGGAGAACGGATACAAAGTAAACTCATATTTTTACACCAAAATGTCAGGTATTGTAAATATTGCTGAACTTCTTGGATTTGTTGTTACTCACTCTGTAGGTGGAACTCAATCTTTGCCTGATGCAAAAAAGAAATCGGTAATTGTTCCAAAGGAAGTGTTTGCTGGTATATTCAGACCAACCAAAGGACGTGGATACGAAAAAGATGAATCCGGCAAGTCAAAGTTTGCTGATCCTGTGAATGGCAGAAATGAATTGAAGAAGAGAATCTATGACAAGTATCATACTGATTCTGAATTTGATGCTCTCACGTTTGATTCGTTGAAGTATACCGACGAACTTCCATCTGTAGAAGGAAATCCAGGCGAGTTTTCTATTATTACGTTGCCAGGCGGTGACAGTGATAGACCAGCTCAACGAAAGGATGTCAGATACAACTTCTTGACATTCCACTGAAAAATATGGTTATGTCATTTCCTTTTGAAGAAAAACATCTTGGAGGAAACAAATATATACGAGAATTTGATAAAACGGTTGATAGTCATGAGTTAGAATGGCACAAAGATCGTGAAGATCGTATAGTTGAAGTCCTTCAAAACGACGGTTGGGAATTTCAAATGGACAACGAACTGCCTGTTGTAATGACAGGCAGTTTCTTTGTTCCTAAAGAGACATACCATAGGATTATAAAAGGCAATGACAAACTTATAGTGAAGATAACCAAATCGACGTGATATTTATAAACCATGAGTGCAAATCTTGATCAAGACAGAGTGAGATGGCCTGGAAGCGGCAGTGCAGTTCCAGGCAGAACCCCATTTGGGTTTTACGATGATGATAAAAAGTTCACATCGGATTGTAGCAGCAGTGCTGTATGGGCAGCTATTCGTCTTGGTTATCCAATCGAAGATATTGAACTCATCGACCTTAATTTTTATGCTGCTTTTGAAGAAGCAGTAAACGAATATAGTTCTCAAGTTAATCAATTCAACATTCGTAATAACATGTTGAATTTGTTGGGAACTCCTGCAAACAAAGATGCTTCAGGAAAAGCAGTAACGGGTAGTCCTCTGCCATATGTAATAAATCTTTCAAGAGCATATGGTTCAGAAGTTGGTGTTGGTGGAAATGTTGATTGGAAGAAAGGTCACGTTGATGTCATTGCAGGTCAACAAAATTACGATCTACAATGTCTTTATGATCAAGCATCGGGATCTGGAAATCGATTGGAAGTAAAAAGAGTATTCCACTATCAATCTCCGGCAATGGCCCGTATCTATGATCCATTCAGTATGACGGGTATGAGTTACAGCAACGTATTGAACGAAATGGGATTTGCTGGATATAGTCCTGCTGTTCAATTTTTGATGACTCCAATTTTTGAAGATTTGCTTCGTGGTCAAGCAATTGAGTTTAATGATATGGTTCGTAAGAGTGCATATTCGTTTGAACTAGTCAACAACAAATTGAGGTTGTTTCCTATTCCTAATAGTAATTACAAAGTGTATTTTGAATACAGTTTGGATAGTGATAAACAAGCAGATATTTTTACGCCGGGGGATAATTATGATAAAGTCTCTGACTATAGTAATGTTCCATATGATAACTTGAGGTACAATACGATCAATGGACCTGGACGTCAATGGATACGAAAATATTTCTTGGCACTTTGTAAGGAAGTGCTTGGAGCAATTCGTCAAAAATATAGTACGATTCCAATTCCAGGCGGAGAGGTTACTCTTGATGGTGCTGAACTAAGAAGTGAAGCATCAGCAGAAAAAGAAGCCTTAATGTCACAATTGAGAGAGATGTTGGAGGCAACTCTCGGTGCTAATCTCATCGAACAACAAGCCAATAAAGCGGAAAAGAATCAGGAAATTCTTCGCAAAGTTCCAATGTTTATTTACATAGGATAATTTATGGGATTAAGAGGAAGATATTTTAGTGAACGTGATATTCGTCTGATCAATTCTATCAATGCTGAATTGATGGGTGATATCATTGAAACGCTTGTGACTGTGTTTAAGATCGCTGCATCGGAAACGAGAGTAAACATGTATGGAGAATCTGCTCCTACTGAAGGTAAGACCTTTTATCCCGGCATTGACTTGAGCGCACTTATTGATCGTGGTGATATTACAGGGGAAGACGAAGGATTTGGTCCTGATCGTGATCAATCGGTGGTATTCAAATTCAGAGAAAAGATGTGTCAACAAGTGAACTTCTTTCCTCAAATCGGAGACATTGTTTTTTTCAATGATCGTTATCACGAAATTGACAATGTGGTTCAAGAACAATTTTTGGGCGGACAAGATACAAAGAGTCACAGCTTTATCTGTAACACTCACTACTCTCGTCTATCCAAGCTTAACATTTTTCAACGATAATTACAACCTATGGCATGGAAAGGTAATCCAAATAATCCAGCTCCAAATCAGCAAAATAACAGCGATCATGTCGCTGATAAGAAAACTGATGTGCATAGGGAGTTTCAGGTTCGCAGAGACACCGATGACTTGAAAAATTTCACGGTTACTCTTCTTGATATTGACTCTGCAATTGTAGATCATTTGGACAACACTATCAATCCTACAGTGGTTGATAACGGAGACAATATCAAAGTACCAATCCTTTACGGAAATCCTGAAAGATGGAAAGCTATTCAATATGATGGTGGTATTCGTGATAACAATGGAAAATTACAACTTCCAGCCATAATGTTCAAACGAAATACGGTTGCAAAAAATGAAAGTCTTGCAACGTTTAATCGTCATTTGAATGTTCAAGTGTTGAGAAAATACGATCAAAAGAACGTATACGATAGATTTTCCATTCTCACAAAGAAGACCGCTCCTACATCACAAGTAATGAATGTTACTCTGCCCGATCACGTAACACTCACTTATGAGTTTATGTTGTGGACGGAGTACGTCGAACAAATGAACTCGTTGATTGAAAAAATCAATTGGGCAACAGAAGAATATTGGGGCGATCCAACAAGATTTAAGTTTAGAGTCTATATCAACGATTATAGCAACAATACTGAGGTACAGTCAGGAAAAGATCGTATGGTTCGTACCACATTTAACATGACGGTACAAGCATATTTGTTGAATGATTCATTTGAAAATAAAAAACTCACCACAACCAAGAGCTTCACACCTAGAAAAGTTATTGTCACGGGTGAAATAGTTGATGGACAAACCCTTGATAAAGTCAATGCTGATTTGACTAAAACGTCATATCACAAACCATATCCTTATTCTTATATCAATCCATTAAAACAAGATGGAGATAATTTAGTCCTTCCAGTTATTGATGCTAAAGATGCACCTGTAGTTTATCCACCAGTCACTAATTTATAACAGTTAATTAGTTGATTGATCTCCTATGTATCAATGAACACATTATATTGTTATGCCAGAACCAATCAAATTCACAGACGAAGAAGTAAAAGATCTACGATATATTCAAGGTAAGTTTCAAGACAAGTTGGTCAAATTTGGACAAATTCATCTTGAAACCATTGAATTGCAAGAAAGACTTGACCTTTTAAAGAAGGAACAAGAAAAACATAGAACCGAATATATTCAACTTCAACAAACCGAAGAAGAGTTGATGAACAAGTTGACCAAGAAATACGGCAACGGTTCTCTGAATATCAGAGATGGTACATTTAGTCCATCTTAACCTCATATAATTTAGATTTTTAAATAATCGCCGCTGATACGGTAATATCAGCGGTTTTTTATTTTCTTTGGTATTGATCCTATATTTATACCAATAGTCAAATGATCCATTATGGGAAGCTATGATCCACAAATAAACTCGTTTATATTCAAGCAGTTTCGTCAGAATGTTCAAGAATTCTACGAAGTGGTTGAAATATCTGGATCGTCGCTGTTAATTCACACCGACGCAACAGGAGTTGTAACGTCATCGTTGTTTCAGACTCCTGCTGTAACTAGCACTTACGATGTTATAGTATTTGAAAGTGGATCGTTCAGAAGCGTTCCTGGCCCTGTTGGAGTAGGATTTTACACCAATCCAACACCTGTACCTCAAACCCTTGGGGGAATTCAAGCGGGTACAACGTTTAATAACGTACCTCTTACTGCAATGTTTGACGCATTGCTGTATCCTTATCAAGTACCATCCTTTTCATCTTTTAGTCTAAATGAATCATCTCCAGTAGAAGTTGGATATACAATTTCCGCCGGGTCTAAAACATTTACTTGGACTACTACAAATTCATCAAACATCGTTCCAAATTCTGTATCTATAGAAGATTCTACCGATTCAATCATTCTTGCTACAGGTCTTGCAAACGACGGATCCGAAAATATTTCAATCTCATCCATACAGTATCTTACAGATTCTTCACATATATGGTCTATATATGCTCAAGATACTCACACCGGATCATTGTCAAAAACATATACGGTGGATTGGTATTGGAGAATCTACTACGGTGAACATGTATCCGGTTCACTAACAGATACAGATATATCTTCTTTAAGAGCATCAGACTTGTCAAATACCGCTGCACATACTTATGCTTTTATTGCTGATATCCAAAAATACAAATATATCACATATCCGTCATCGTTTGGAACATTAACAACATTTAAAGATACAGCTACATTGTTGAACGTTGCTATGTCGCCAATGACCGTCGTATCAGTTACAAATTATTATGGCGTTGTTACTAATTATAACGTACATAGATCATTAAATAAATTAGGCGGAGCAATTAATATTCAAGCATCTTAAACCATTTTTATGCCAATTCCAGTAACAGATTATATCTCTACAACGGCACCAACCGATACATACCCAACACATTTTTCAAATTTGGGTAAAGGTGGATACCAACAAGTAGATACCATCGTTGAAAGAGATGCTATCACAACCGACCGTCGTATTACAGGTATGATGGTTTTTGTGACCACAACTGCTCTCGCATATACACTCGATAACGATCTAATCAATTGGACAGTGTTCAATGCTAGTGGCACATCAGGCAATAGCGGATCAAGTGGAAGTGCTGGTACAAGCGGTTCAAGTGGAACATCAGGATCAAGTGGATCAAGTGGTAGTGCTGGAACAAGTGGTTCAAGTGGAAGTGCTGGTACAAGCGGATCAAGTGGTACAAGTGGAAGTTCTGGTACAAGTGGTTCAAGTGGAACTGCTGGTACAAGTGGATCAAGTGGATCAAGTGGAAGTGCTGGTACAAGTGGTGTGCAAGGAGATCCGGGTGCAGCTGGAACAAGCGGAAGTGCTGGTACAAGCGGATCAAGCGGATCAAGTGGCACATCGGGTTCAAGTGGAAGTGCTGGATCAAGCGGATCAAGTGGAACTGCTGGATCAAGCGGATCAAGTGGAACTGCTGGATCAAGCGGATCAAGTGGAAGTGCAGGAACAAGTGGTTCAAGTGGATCAAGTGGAAGTGCAGGAACAAGTGGTTCAAGTGGATCAAGTGGAAGTGCAGGAACAAGTGGTTCAAGTGGATCAAGTGG